CACCCACTGGATGCCTATCCCCCAACCTCCCGCCGCATCTGACCGGGAGGAGTGAACAGCCACTGAAGATAGGCGACCGGGTTTGCGTGACCATGAGACGCCGGAAAATTCTATACGAAACAGAGCCATTTTGGCGCGGTAAAATCGTTGGTGAAAGCAGAGGATGATTCATGTTGAGGGTACTGCGAAGTGATTTGCACAAAATCACGCAGCGCATAAATGCAGATGACGAATTGCGACCGCCCGGAGGCTTATCCCTCGCGAGGCGGTTTTTTCATGGGCTGCCGCAGGACGGCTTCCCAACCATCTGGCGGCTGTGCACCAGCCAGCATCAGTTCGATAGCAACACTGGCGGGGCCAGTAATGGTGCCTCGACGTTCCCAATCGTTGACCGACTTGCCGGGATCACGGCCCAACAATCTTAAGGCGCGGCCAAGCTCAGATTTGTGGAGAGGTCGATCAAGACCGGCCAGTCTGCCAAGCTTTTCACGGGCGGCGATGAGTTGCTTGCGGGTCATTGCCGATGGACGCGAGCGTAAAGCGACATCGCAGCATCGTGCCAGTCCGGGCGCAATTCGGTCGGCGATACATGGAGATCGAGGCCATGAGCCCTGCAGAAATCCTGGATGGCTACACCATCGGCCGAATTGTACCACTCTTCTGCCGCTTCATAAGCTTCGCGGCTTGCGAATGTGTACGTTGCGCCGGTTTCTTGGCTTTTAATGTGGTAGGCCATCGGTATCTCTCCCGGTTGAGTAGGGCGCTGCCCTTGTTTCGATAGATACAATATACGAGAAAAAGTCGTATATTACAAATCACGAAATGTTACAATGGCGGGCCAGGTGCCCTACAGCCCCTTCCGGTTTCGCCTTGCCGCAATTGAACTGTCCCGCGCTGTTTACGAGAATAACGCCATCCTGTGGTTACGTTGGCAAATGCCGCTATTCAATCCCATCAATGTGTAACCATTGAGAGTTTTGATAATCGGGCACCCGGTTACGCTCAATGATCGAAGCGGTTACGCATGATGCATGGCGAAGAAGAATCCGAAAACCTCGAAGGCAAAGCGGGAGCCGAAAAAGGGCGGCCGTCCGCCGACCTATAATCCGAAGATCCATCCGAAATTCGCGAAAGCCTTGTGCGCTAGAGGCGCAACCGTTGCCGAGCTCGCAGCAGCATTCGAAGTGGTTCCGAGCACCATCTGGCAATGGAAGATCAACCACCCTGAGTTTTTCGAGTCGTGTCGCTTAGGAGCCGAAGCGGCGAACGAGCGCGTCGAGCACAGCATGTTCGAGCGAGCCGTAGGCTACACGCACGAAGCGACCAAGATTTTCATGCCGGCTGGAGCCACCGCGCCGGTCTATGCGCCGTACCTCGAGCACGTTCCGCCCGATCCGCGCGCCGCTGAGTTCTGGCTCACCAATCGCGCGGCTGATCGCTGGAAGCACAAGCAGAACGTCGAACACAACGAGGCGCTCGACAGCCCGCTCCGCCGGCTCGCCGAGCAGATATCCGGTAACGCAATCCGCCCGCGGCTTCCAGAGCCAACCATCATCGAGCACGAGGCCGCCGAGCCAAGCGCAATCCGACCACAGCCGCAGAGCGTAACCACCGTAACCACCAACGATGACGCGCTGGTTACGCACACGGTTACGAAGGCCACAGTGGTTACGCCAGTCGATGACGACGAGCCACGCAAGCCGCGCATCCACACTGTTTCACAAACCTATGAGGATTACGACGATGCAGAATGAAGCTCAGCGCGCATACGACAACCTTAAGAATAAGAACCAAACGACGATTGATCCGAAGTTGCCGACGCCGTTCACTTGCGTAGCTGGCGCGCGAGAAAATGTTGCCGCACTTGTGAATCGGATCGAGACGCTGGTGGATGAACTCCTCGGCGCTGCTCCGCAGGAAGCGCAGTCCGACATCGCGTCGATGCCAGGGCGCCTCGGCGAAGTCTACAACCACGCTGACGCAATTTCTGATCTCACCAGCCGAGCGCATCGCGCGCTCGATCGCCTGAAAAAGGTCATGGGATAAATCCATGGCGCGCAGGATCGCACGGCCAACAACCGCAACCCAACCGATGCCGGGCGGCCCAATGCCGTATCAGCCCGGCCCCGGCCTCGGATCGGTCAACCTGGCGCGCGTGCAGTCACCGCCGCGATCTGCGCCTCCGCCGGTTCAGAAGGTAAACGCCTCGGCGCCGCCGAAGCTCTCAGTCTCGAAGTCGAGGAAGGCGAAACGCTGAAATGGCGTCTCTCTGCTGCCCAGCTTGCAACTTGCCCTTTGCCCTCGTCGGCAGAGTGCATCGTTGCGTGCCGCGTCCGGCTCCCGTCATCAAACCGGCGCCGGAGCAGGAAACAGCCGGCAGCAGCCAAACCACAGTTTCCATGGAGGGATTTTCGGCCGGTACGCAGGCTATCGGAGCATACCAATCCTCGATGGGTGAGACGCCGCCCTCTACAGGTGATCGGAAGCACCTGACGAAACCGGCTAATCGAGGAGAGCCTGCGCTCAATTCCAACGTGGTCCAGATCCGCAAGCCCAAGCGCGACCGCGCAAAGTACATGCGCGACTACCGCGCCCGCGTGAAGAACCGGCAAGCCGGAGGCGGCACCGCATGATCGACCGCAGCATCTCAAGCAGCAGCCAACGCCTCCGCAACTTGCTGCGCGCTCCAGCCGTCAAGCCGGACGAAATCACCGAAACCATCATGGAGGAGAGCGGAATGGCCGAAGCCACGCCGCCAGCGCCAGCGCCGTCGCCGCCCGAAACACCGAAGGACAAGCCCATGACCGACATCAACCACGCCACGGACGCCGTGACGTCGCTACTCGCTGAACTTGATCAGCGTGCTTCCAAGATCGTCGAGCGGACCGTAACCCTCGGCGCCCGCGGCCGCGCCGCATACGACAAACAGGACCAACTCCTCGATGCCAAGGAGAAGCAACTCGCCGCGCTCGAGGACGCGCTGAACCGTCATACCAACGGCGGGCCGGGCTGATGGGCGATCGGGATAGAGCCTGCCGTGGCTGCCGGTTCTTCGGATTGGGAAAGCTTCAGGACGCCGGCGAATGTCGCCGTTACGCGCCGCGATGCCATATCGCGACTGAGATCGATGACCCGTTGGAGCCTCTATCCACTTGGCCGGCGGTGTTGCTTGACGACTGGTGCGGCGAGTTCGAGGAGAAGCGGCAGTGAGCGCGGAAATCGTCACGCTCTACAACAGCAACGCGCGTGATCCCGTCGCGACGCTCCGCAAAATCGCCGATCAGATCGAAGCTGGCGAATATGGCGATGTCGGATCGGTCGGTTTGGTGTTGCTCGGCGACACCATGGAAGTGTTCGGCATGGGCGATGATGCGGCGGGTCCGTCAATCGGGATCCTCCTGCACGCCGGCTTTCAGCGGATTTCCAACGCGATCGAGCGGCACGGGAAAGACTGATGGCGAAACGGCGGTTCAGCGGCAGGACGTACGACGCGGGGCGCGATCGCGAGCGCCTCACGAAGCAGTACGATCATGTCTTTGCCGTCATGAAAGACGGCCGACCGCGCACGCTCTCCGACATCCGGAAAGAACTGTACCGCCGCTTCGACATCCTCGCGCCAATGCAATCAATCTCGGCCCGGCTCCGCGACATGCGCAAAACCCGCTTCGGCGGTCACATCGTTGAGCGCGACTACATCGAGAAGGGCTTGTTTCAGTACCAACTCGTCACCCGCAAGCGGCGGGGGCGGCGATGAAAGTATTTTGGGCGGCTTTCATCGTGATCGATTTGGTGAATATCGGCATCTCGCTTGCCTACTGGTTGGCGACATGAACCACGCCGATCGCATTGTCATAGCCATCGCTGTTATTGCGGTCCTGGTCATCATTGGGGCTACTGCCTACTGCATTCCCGCAGTTGGCCCAGGGGTGTGCCTGCCGTGACCGATCTCAGGACATTGCCGGACGACGAGTTGATCGCGCTTTGCCGCGATCCCCATTGGCGCATCCGGAACCTGTACCGCGTCATCGACAAGGACGGACAGGACGTTCTGTTCGTGCCGTGGGAGGAGCAGGAAAAGTTCCTGCGCGAGATCTGGTACCGGAATCTCATCCTCAAAGCCCGCCAGCGCGGGTTTTCGACCCTGATCCAGCTTTTGATGCTGGACACCTGCCTGTTCGTGAAGAACACCAACGCCGCCGTCATTGCCCAGGATCAGGAAGCGGCCACTGTCATCTTCCGCAAGATCAAATTTGCCTACGATAATCTGCCAGAGGTCATTCGGGCGATAAAGCCGCTGGCGCGCGATAGCGCCTCGGAATTGATTATCGGAAACGGCTCGAGCCTGCGCGTCGCCACCTCGGCACGATCGGCCACGCTGCAATTCCTGCACGTCTCTGAGTTCGGCAAGATCTGCGCAAAGTTCCCGGATAAGGCACGGGAAATCGTCTCAGGCTCGCTGCCAGCGGTCGCTCAGACCGGCATTTGCTGCATCGAGAGCACCGCGGAAGGTCGCGAAGGCGCGTTCTACGATATGAGCCAAAAGGCTCAGGCATCCGCACAGCAAAAGAGAAACCTTTCCGTCCGTGAATACAAATTCCACTTTGCCTCATGGTGGGATGCCGATGAATACGAGACCGATCCGGCATTCGTAACCATCACCGGCAAGGACCACGACTACTTCAACCGCCTGGAAAGCACCGTCGCGCGCGAAATCTCGCTGCGAAAGCGCGCGTGGTACGTCGCAACCCGAGAGAACGAGTTCGGCGGCGATGCGCAGTTGATGCGTCAGGAATACCCGTCAACACCAGAAGAAGCGTTCGAACAGTCAACTGAAGGCGTCTATTACGCCGAGCAGATGGCCGCGGCGCGCCGGCAAGGCCGCATCTGCGATCTGCCGCATGATCCAAGCCTCCCGGTCAACACGTTTTGGGATTTGGGCCGCAACGACGACAATGCAATCTGGTTTCACCAGAAGGTCGGGCCATGGGACCATTTCATAGACTTCTACGAAGTCTCTGACGCGCCGTTCTCGACGATCACAAACCACATGCAGAGCCTCGGCTACACCTGGGGCCGGCACTACCTGCCGCATGACGGCCGCCAACGCGGCTACGGCATCGAGCAGTTGCAGACGCCGCGCGACATGCTCGAGGCGCTCGGCCTCCGCAACATCCAGATTGTACCGCAGACGCCGAACGTCAGCATCGCGATCCGGCAGTGCCGTGATGCGTTTCCCAAATACAGGTTCGATCAGACCCGCTGCAAAGCCGGGCTGCATCACCTCGACTATTACCGCAAACGCTGGAACGACAGGCTCGGCACCTATGCCGACGAGCCGCTGAAAAACGGCCACCAGCACGCCGCCGATGCCCTGCGCCAGCACGCGCAAATGTTCATCGAACCACACATCACCGCCGGCAGCCGCCGCAAGAAACGCCCGAGCGGCATGGCCGCATAGGAGAAGCCCATGGATGACGTTCAATATCGACTGTTCATGTTCGCGCACGCGCAGCCGCACGCGCGATCGGCGCTGATCCTGATCGCGGTCGCGAGCCTCTATCTCGGCCTTCACGCGCCGTTCTGGTTCGCGATTGCTGCGCTCGGCTGCGGCTACCTCGATTGGATGTTCTCCGGCTTCTACATGCCGCGTGCATCCAAGATCGCGGGCTGGCTCGGCGTCGTGTGCGCAGCTCTCGCCATCGCAACGCTCGCACAGGGGTTCTGATGATCTCACCATTTCCAGATCTGAGCACCACGCCGACCGCCTTGAAGATCCGCCGCCTTCCGCACGGCGGATACCTCGTCAGCAAGGTGGGATCGCAAGCCTACACCCAAGACGAACTGTTCGCCTGCGCCGACATCGACGATGCGCTCGGCTTCATCAAGGACCAGATCGGCGAGCCGGAGAAGGCGGAGGCGAAGCCGGCCAACCCCATCAAGATTTTGCGCGCTTGCCCGCATTGCGGCATCCCGGAGGGATCGATCCGCGATGAGCGGTGCACCGGCATTTGCGGCGGTGCAAAACCGCTAGGACAATACGAGGGCATCGTCTGATGAAGCCGACCCTCTGCCTCGACTTCGACAGCGTAATTTACGGACCTGATGGCCCCGTTCCCGGCGCCATGGAGTTCATCGCGGCCGCCGTCGATCACTTCAATGTCGATATCTTTTCGAGGCATCAATCGACGGAGCCGATCTGCCGCCGCGCCATGTGGCTCCACGTCCACGACGAACTCGCGAAAGTAATCGGACCGGAAAAGGGCAGCCGCGTCTCCAGCCTTGTCGATTTCCCGGCCACTAAGCCGACCGGCTGCATGAGCCTGGACGACAGAGCCATCGTCAACGGCACATGGCCGACCATCGAGGCGCTGCTCGCACTCGAGGGGATTAGCTGATGCAGAGTTCACTCATCACGCCGGCGCTCGATCTGACGAAGTACGCCTGGCGGCAGCGGCACGGCGACATCACCGCCTACGGGACGTGGTGGCTCGGCGATGCTCACCGCGCCGAGGGCTATTGGCCTTGCCTCGTGCTCTTGCGAGACGGCGGCGGCGAGCCCTGCGTGGTTACGCTCGATCTCGCATGGATATGGTCCGAGGAAGAAGGCTCACCCGAGTTCGCGCTTGATACAGCCAAGAGCTTCGCGCTCTCGCTCGGGATGCCGCAGGACTGGCCGAGCATCTACCGCATCACCTCGATCATCCGCGATCACATCGAGGATCTGATTAAACGCATCCCACCTCGCCCAACCAGCCATCAGAACGTCGTGGCCGACATCATCGTCAAGGACAAGCAGACCGGCAAAGAACGTTGCACGGAGATCAAGGACGACTGATATGTTCGACAACGACGATCCCTTGCCGAATGACCTCGATATGGCCGGCCGCCGCGTGCGGGAAGCCAAGTCGCCGCTGCCCGACGACGCTGATCCGGAGCCGAAGGTCCGCCGCAAAGCCAATAGCCTCGATTCCGATCAGATGGCGCGCCTGCACGCCGACCTGCTGGCGCTGTACCGGCGCGAGCTCGACCGGCAGTGGGAGAACCGGACAGAGCAGGCGATCGACGCGGATTTCTACGACAACATTCAGTGGGACGAGAAAGACGCCGAGGTATTGATAGATCGCGGCCAAATACCCTTGGTCTATAACGTGATTTCGACCGCACTGAATTGGGTCACCGGCACCGAAAAGCGCAGCCGGATGGACTACAAGATCCTGCCGCGGCGCAAGGAGGACAGTAAGCCGGCCGAGCGCAAGACCGCGCTGATGAAATATCTCAGCGACGTCAACCGCTCTCCCTTCAACCGCAGCCGCGCTTTTGAGGATGCGGCCAAGGTCGGTATCGGCTGGCTCGAATGCGGCGTAGAGGAGGGCGACGGCGCCGATCCGGTCTATGACCGCTATGAGTCCTGGCGCAACATGCTGTGGGACAGCGCCGCGACCAGTCTCAACCTCGACGATGATGCTCGCTATATAGCCCGCGCCAAATGGGTGGACGCCGATATCCTCAAGGCGATCTTTACCAAGCGCCACACGCTGATCGATGAGTCGGTCGATCACGAGAATATCTACGCCAGCGGCATCGAGGCCGACGGCGACGAGGCGATGGACAGCGTTGAGATTGAGCGCGACCAGGGCGGATCACTGCGCGATGACATCGACGGCTACGCGCGGCCGCGAGCCCGCTGCATCGAGATGTGGTTCCGCAAGCCGACTTCCGTGAATAAGATGATCGGCGGCGTATTTTCCGGCGACATCTACGATTTCTCAGACGCTCACGACGAGCAAGTGCGCTCCGGACAGGCGCGTATTGAGAAGAAGGCGACCATGCGGATGTATGTCGCCATCTTCACGTCCAAGGGAATGCTGTACTGCGGGGAAAGCCCGTACCGGCATAATCGGTTCCCGTTCACGCCGATATGGGCCTATCGCCGCGACCGCGACGGGATGCCTTACGGCATGATCCGTGGTCTGCGCGACATCCAGAAGGACATCAACAAGCGCGCATCAAAGGCGCTGGCGATCTTGTCCAACAACAAGATCATCATGGACGAAGGGGCGCTGCCCGACGATATGTCTCTCGATGAGTTTGCCGCTGAAGTCTCCGACCCCAGCGCTATTATCGTGAAAAAGCCAGGCAAGGAACTGATCCTGAACGTGGATCGCGACCTTGCTCCGGCCCACCTCGAGCTCATGTCGCGCTCGATCCAGATGATCCAGCAGCAGAGCGGCATCACCGACGAGTTGATGGGTCGGCACACCAATGCCACCTCGGGCATCGCCATCCAGCGCCGGCAGGATCAGGGCTCGACCACCACCACAAACATCTTCGACCGCCTGCGCTTCGCTAACGCGGTGCACGGCGAGAAGCAGTTGAGCCTGATCGAACAGTTCTACACCGAGCAGAAGGAGTTTCGGATCACGAACACCCGCGGCACGCCGGAATATGTGACGCTCAATTCCGGCCTTCCGGACGACGATATCACCCGCAGCAAGGCCGATTTCGTCATCACCGAATCCGACTGGCACGCCACCATGCGCCAGGCCGCGGCCGAAACGCTGCTGGAATCGCTCAAGGTGCTGCCGCCGCAGGTTGCGCTCGCCATGATCGACCTCGTTGTCGAGAACATGGACTTGCCGAACCGCGAGGAGATCGTGAAGCGCATCCGCTCCGCGACCGGCCTGTCCGATCCCGACCAAACGGAGGCGACGCCGGAGCAGATCGCGGCGATGCAGGCCAAGGCGAAAGCCGAGGCGATGCAGAACGCGATGATGGAGGCCGAACTCGCCACCAAAGTCGCGACCGCAAAGAAGGCCGTCGCCCAGGCCAGCCTCTACTCGGCACAGGTGCAGAAGCTCTTTGCCGATATCAAGCTCACCCTCGCCAACGCGGTCGATATGGGTGCCGACGCGCAGGGCAAGGCGATCGACACCGCCATCAAGATGCTGGCCGCGCCGCCGGCCATCGCAATCGCCGATCATCTCCTGACCGAAGCCGGGTTCGAGTCCGCGCTCGATCAGAAAAGTCATGCGGCCGCGCTCCTGTCGGCACTCGACCAATCTGGCGCTGCACAGCCCGCTCCGGCGCTGCCGCCACCAGCCCAGCCGCAGCCTGCTCCCGAAATGCAGACCCCGATGCCGCCGCCCGGAGCCTCAGTGACTCCCGGTCTCGGTGCCGGCCCAGCGTAACCACAGCCAAGAAAGAAGGAACCCACCATGGGCACCAAAGACGACACTGACGAGGAGAAGAAGGCCCTGTTCGGCGGAGTTACTGCCGAGCAGCGCGCCGACATGACCGACGAGGAACTCGCCGGCATCGACGGCGAGGATGAAGGCGACGACGATGCCGAGGGCACCGACGCCGATGCCGATGCCGAGGAAGGCGACGGTGACAAAGGCGATAAGCCCGATGCTGACGGCGACGACGCCGACGGCGATAAGGGCGAGGAGTCCGACGAGGACGACGGCGATAAGGATGCCGACGAGGGCGCGGACAAACCGGACGCTGGCGCCGATGCCGACGAAACAGGGGACGATGCCGGTGGAGACGACGCCGACGATGACGAGGATGAGGACGAGGAGGATCCCCTCGACGTCACGCGCTCCGTCATGCCGAATGAATGGCAGTTGCCCAAGGATGCCGACGATCAGCTTAAGACCCTCAAGGATCAGAGGGCCGAACTGGCCGCCAAGTTCGACGGCGGCGACCTCAGCGCCACGGAATATCATCAGCAGCGCGAGGCGCTGGACGATGACATTTTCAAGCGCCAGATGCAGATCAATGACGCGCAGAAGGCATGGGGCAAGGCACTGAGCGACTGGTCTAACCGGACCGTCCGCGCCTTCCTGCGCGAGCATCCGGAATACGACGCCGGCAAGAACGAAACCCGGAATGCGATGCTCGACGCCGAGGTTCGGCGCTTGCAGAGCAATTCGGCCGATCCGTTCAATCCGCGCGTTTTGCGGAAGGCTCACGCCAACCTCCAAAAGGCGTTCGGTAATCCGGCCGCAGCCGGCGACAAGCCGGGCAAGACGGTCGCCAAGCCGAAGGAAAAGGCGCCGGTGGTGCCAGGCAAGAAACCGCAGGTGCCTCCGACGCTCGCCCGCGTGCCACAGGATGAGATCGAGGACACCGAGGGCGGCAAGTTCGCCCGTCTCGATCGGCTCATGACCCGCGATCCACCAGCCTTCGAGGCGGCGATGATGCGGATGAGCGCCAAAGACAAGGCGGCTTATGACGAGTATCTCGCGGGCGGCGCGTAACCACGAAACATGATGCCCGGTCCAGATCCGGGCATCATTTCAACGAGGATGGAAATGGCCTGGTGGATCTACAACGCCAAACGCGGCCGGGTTGCTCTCAGCGTCGCCGAGGACGGCAAGCACGGCGAGTTGAATATCCGGGGGACATTGGACTCCGGAGAACTGCAAAAGACGATCGACGCCCTGGTTAAACTCCGCTCCATGCTCAAAGAGGCATCACCATGCTGATGATGAATGTCCGCGTTGGCGAAACGCTCACGTTCGAGGACCGTAACCACGGACGGCTCGGCTCCATGCGCGTCGATCACAAGTCGGGCAACTGTGTCCGGCTGATCTTCGACGTCGGCCAAAGCCTGATGATCCGCCGCCTGATGAATCACCAGGAGAACGAGATCGGCTTTGGGCTCACCGGCGAGGCGCGCGGCCCGTTGCGCTACGCCGGATGTTGAGTTTGCACAGAGCATCTTGAAACCAGACTGATTCTCAGGCATAAGCTGCAAAGCAATCTGCGTAGGACGTGCCGATTGTGATCGCAACCATGCGCTCACAAGGAGTACGATCCGATGCGCACTACTGTCCCGTTCGGTGACGCGAAAGCTCAGAAGCGGTGGTCCGCTTCGCTTTTCATCGAAACCCTCGCCAAAAGCTATTTCGAGCGGAAGTTCATCGGCACGAGTGACAACTCCGTCATTCAGCGCCTGACCGAACTCGAATCCGGTCCCGGCGACAACATCGACTTCGACCTCTCCGTCCAGTTGCGCGGCAAGCCGACCTACGGCGACAACCGCGTCGAGGGCAAGGAGGAGAGCCTCAAGTTCTATTCCGATCAGGTCAATATCGACCAGATGCGCCACAGCGTCTCCGCTGGCGGCCGCATGACCCGCAAGCGCACGGTGCATAACCTGCGCAAGACCGGGCGCGATCGGCTCTCCGACTATTGGGCCAAGTTCTTCGACGAGATGCTGTTCATCTATCTCTCGGGCGCCCGCGGCATCAACGAGGACTTCATCGAGGATACCTCGTGGACCGGCCATGCCGGCAACGCCATCCAGGCTCCCGACTCGCAGCATGTGCTGTACAGCGGCACCGTCGCATCGAAGGCGACGATGACCACCGCCGACGTGTTCAAACGAGAGATCGTTGAACGCGCCGAGGTGAAAGCCCGCATGATGCGCGCGCTCGACCCCACCGCAGCGAACATGCTGCCGGTGCAGATCGGCGGCGAAGGCCACTACGTCACCGTGATGTCGCCGTTCCAGGAGCACGATCTGCGCACCTCGAGCGATACCGGCGGCTGGCTCGAGATCCAGAAGGCTGCGGCAGCGGCGGAAGGCAAGAGCAACCCGATCTTCAAGGGTGGTCTCGGCATGATCAACAACGTCGTGCTGCACAGCCACGCGTCCGCGATCCGGTTCTCCGACTACGGTGCCGGCAGCAATGTCGATGCCGCGCGCGCCCTGTTCATGGGACGCCAAGCCGGCGTCATCGCCTACGGCACCAAGGGCGGCCTGCGCTTCGATTGGCAGGAGGAGACCAAGGACTACGGCAACGAGCCCACGGTCGCGGCCGGCACCATCGTCGGCGTCAAGAAAACGCGGTTCAACAGCAAGGATTTCGGCATCCTCGCGCTCGACACCGCGGCGGCCGATCCAAACGCTTAAGCCGAGCCCTGACAACGTGAGGCGCCGGCAAGCGGCGCTTCACACGCTCTCAACCAGTTGAACCGAACAGAGGCTCATCATGCTACAGACCGAATACGCCAAGGGCGTTGAAATCGCTCCGACGCCCGATGGCGCGGACGATACCACCAGCTATCGCGCGACCATCGATCTCGCGACCGGCGACCTGACGCTGAACAACATCATCGAAATGGGTCCGCTGCCCGCTGGCTGCGTGCTCGTCGATGCCATCCTCGACACCGACGATCTCGACTCTGGTACGCCCGCGATCACCCTGGACGTCGGTATCATGAGCGGCGACTTCGGCGTGGTCGATGGGGCCCGTACCTGCGGAGCGGAGATCCTGTCGGCAGTCACCACGGCCCAGGCAGGCGGCGTCGTTCGTCCCACGCTGGCAAGCGCGTTCCGCATCGCCCGTTCCGACGTTGACCGCGGCATCGGCTTGAAGATCCACGCTGCCCCCGGCACCGCTGCGGCCGGCACCGTCGGCCTGACGGTCATCTACCGCGGCTAAAGTATCCCCGAGACCGGGCACGCCTAATGTCCGGCGCTCGACAACGGCCGGTCGGTTCCCCCTAACCGTCCGGCCATTTTCTTAAGGAGAATACCTTGCTTATCGAAAGCATCATCAATCGCGCCGGCGGCACCTTCGTTAAACTCGGCGACGACATCTATCACTTCTTCACGCACATCCCCGGCGATAACCGCCACGTCTGCGAAGTGGAAGATGAGGATCACATCCAGACGTTTCTCGCGATCAAGGAAGGCTATCGGCTCGTGAAGATGCCGAGGAAGCCCAAGGCGGAGGCGAAAGCCGAAGAGGCTCCAGATGTGGTTGACGAGCTTCCTGCGACTGAGCAGCCTGCGAAGAAGGCCAAGTAAATGACCATTACGGCGGCTCAGGTGATGGAGCTGGCGGGACGCAACCTCGGAGACGAGGACGCGGTACGCTGGACGCTGCCCGAGCTCGCCGACTGGATCAACGAGGCCGTCAAGGCGATCATGCTGGCGAAACCTTCCGCGAACTCCGTGACGGACGTGGTTTCGCTCAGTGCCGGCACCTATCAATCGATCGCGGACGGCTATCTTTCGCTGCTGCGTGTGGTGCGAAACATCACCACCGAGGGACCGCCGCGCGTCGGCGGCCGGATCATTCGCGTCACGACCCGCGACGCGCTCGACGCCCAAGCGCCGTATTGGCACGATCCGGTGCAGACTCCTTACAAGAAAGAGGTGCGCCAGTTCGTCTTTGACGAGGAGTCTCCACGCTCGTTCTATGTCTATCCCGGCAACGATGGCACCGGCAAAGTCGAAGCCGTCATGTCAAAGCTGCCGACCGTCATCGCTGCAAGTGGTGATGTGAACGCACTGGCCTCCTACGCCCAAGATGTCGGCCTGCAAGACATATACCTTACTCCTGTCTTGGACTTTGTTCTCTTTCGCGCCATGTCGAAGGATGACGAGGCCGGCAATCCTGCCGGAGCGATAATGCATTTCCAAGCCTTCTCTGCGGCGGTAGGGCTCAAGGTCAAGGTTGAGGGCGCCAATTCACCGAACGCCCGGCCAGGAGTCGCCGGGACATGATCGACATTGACGACTTCCAGACCCTCGTTCTGCCGTTCGCCGGCAACGCCCCGGAGCCGCTGGTGATGCGCGCGATCCGCGACGCTGCGGTCAAGTTCTGCGAGCGGACTAAACTGTGGCGCAGCACCGCCACCATCGTCACCACCGGCGAAAGTGCGGAGACCATCACGGTCCCGACCGATTCAATCCTCTACAGGATATCGTCGTGCGCTCTCGACGACGAGCCGCTCGATCCGATCACGCTACCAGAACTCGCCAAGAAGCGGCCAAACTGGCGCACCGACGACATCGGTTGCGAAGGCGCGAAATGGTATGTGGCACCTGATCGCGGCACCATTCAGCCCGTTCCACGATCCTCCGGCACGATGTTTGTCGAATTTGTCGTCAAGCCGACCGCGACCGCAGCGACGCTGCCGGATTTCCTACTCAATGAATACGGCCAGACCATCGCCGACGGCGCGGCCGGTGAACTGCTCATCATGCCGAATATGGCCTTTGCCAACCCGCAACTCGGCGCGGGATTGGTCGCACGCTTTCAGAGCGCGCTGGATTCTCTCTCGAATGAAGGTGTTCGCGGCCAGCAGGGCGGGCGCACCCGCACGCGAGGCAGTTATTTCTAACAGGGGCGGATAATGGCGCTCAAACTGACGAACAACGCCTCATCGACTCTCGCAGGATCGATCGACACTCTCGCCACCTCGATTTCGGTGGCGACCGGCGCGGGGGCGAAATTCCCCTCGCTCGGCGCAGGCGACTGGTTTCCGCTGACCCTGGTCGATGGCGCCGGTAATTACGAGATCGTCAAATGCACCGCGCGCACCGGCGACGTGATGACCGTGACCCGCGCCCAAGAAGGTACCTCCGCGGCGGCCTTCGCGGCTGGTTCGCGCGTCGATCTGCGGATGACGGCGGCGGCGCTCGCCGTGTTCGTCGATGCGTCGTCGGCGCTTTTGGCAGCCAACAATTTTTCCGATGTCCCTGACAAGCCGGCCGCACGGGGCAATCTCGGACTTGGATCGGCCGCGGTGGAGGCCGCATCCGCCTTTGCGACGGCCGCGCAGGGCACAAAAGCGGACTCGGCGCTGCAAGCCGCTACCGCTGCCGAGATCATCGCGAATACCGGGACCAAAGGCATTTCGGTCGATCAGGCGTGGGAAACTGTCGCATTCGCCAATGTCGCCGCATCCGGTACATGCACCCTCGACCTCGACACCGGATCGAACTTCAAGGTTACTCTGAACGGCAACACCACGATGGCCCTCCCGTCCAACGGCAAGGACGGGCAGGTGGTCAATATCCTGTTCGTTCAGGACGCGACCGGCGGCCGCACGATCAGTTGGGCCTCGGGATGGAAATTCGCCGACATCACGGCCCCGCAATACAGCACCACCGCCGGCGCCAATGCGGGCGTGGTGTCCGGCGTGGTCCAGGGCAGCATTGTCATGGCAAGCGGCGGGAAATTCTAACGTGATCCCGCTCCTGCGCGCCCCGCTCATCTATAACAAGCCGGTCGTCCCTGGCAGCGCCAGCTACACGACGCCCGGCACCTATAGCCTCATCGTCCCGAACCACAACAGCATGACGTTCGATTCGCGCGGTGGAGGTGCTGGTGGTGGTGGGCCTGGCGGCATCGTTTCAGGCTCATATCAATCAGGTGGCAACGGAGGTGGCGGCGGCAATTCTCAGGTCTATTACAGCCCGGATTCTGGTCAACTCAACGTCATTGGTTACGGCGGCGGTGGCGGCGAAGGGCTGCACTTTAACGGCTCTGCATGGGTCGCCAGTAATGGCTCGGTCGGTGCAGGCTCTGGTGGCGATTCCAATATTACAGGCGGAGGTGCTGGCGGCGGTGCGCGCGGTAATATGTACAACTCTGCGGCAGGAACTTACGTATACGCGGGTTACGGCGGGGCTGGCGGCAGAGCGGTGCGCTCGGTTAACAGGGGCATCCTTGTACCAGGCCAAAACCTCGTCATCATAGTTGGGGGTCGCGGGGGTCCTGGCAGTACCGCAAGCAACAACACACCGCAAATAGTGCAGACAGCCGCAGGATACGGCAATTACGGCGCCGTTTACATTTCATGGGCATGAGGACTTAAACGATGCTGATCGTACAGGAAAACCCGGCGGACACCTTTACCGAGATCATGCAGGGGGCGTCGTTTCGGGATGCGGACGATGTGCTGCACGGCTTTGAAGTCACGCAACTATGGACCGACGAGGAGTTGGCCGCGATCGGCGTCTATCGCGTGCAGCCGGCGGCAATCACAGAGGGACGCACCCCGACTGGTTACACCTTCGCCCGTGATGGCAACGGCGTGGTCGCCCAGGTGCTCACCTATGGCGATCTGGTTACGGACCTGAAAGCCTATGCCGCCGACAAGCGGTGGCGGAAGGAAGTCGGCGGTATCGTCGTCAACGGCGTACCGATTGCGACCGATGACCGATCGAAGCAGATGATTATGGGCGCGCGGCTCGCGGCCGAAGCCGATCCGAATTTCACGACGCCATGGGTCGCGAACGATAACAGCGTCCACACCTTGAGCGCCGCGGAAGTCATCGCGATTTCCAATGCGGTGCTGGCACACGTCGCCGGGTGCTTTGCCACTTACGCGACCGTCGCGCCCCAAATCGAATCCGGCGCCATCGCCGGCGCTGCACAGATAGACGCCGCATTCGGTTGAGACGACGCGGCAAATCGGCTATAGAGTAACCCATTCCCCGCGCAGGACGTGCGGCTTTCTTAAAACGGAAGCCTCATCGTTATGGGCGCGTGGTTGCTCAACGCATTTACAGGCGAACAGCCTCGGATCAGTCCCAACCTGTTGCCACCGAACGCCGCGCAGCAGGCCGTCAACACGCGCCTCGACGGCGGGGATCTGGCCCCGCTGCGCGAGCCGCAGCACGTCTCTCAGATCGCGAGCTATCCGGGCGGCTATCAATCGCTTTGCCTCTATGCCGACACCTGGCTCGGCTGGCCGGGCTACGTCAGCGCGGTGCCCGGCCCGGTCGCGACCAATCGGCTTTACATCACCGGCGACGGCGCCCCGAAAATGCGGGTGGACGCCTCGACCGAGTATCCGCTGGCGGTGCCCTATCCGACGGTCAAGCTCACCGGCGCCGTGAGCGGGACAGGATCGGGTAGCACGATTTCGCGGGTCTATGTCTATACCTTCGTGACCGCTTACGGCGAGGAATCCGAGCCGAACCCGGCCTCAGACATCATTGACATGCAGGAAGGCCAGACGGTTACCCTGTCCGGCTTCCAGGGCGATCCGGGCGGCCGCAACATCACCAAGCAGCGGATCTACCGCACACAGACCGGCAATAACGGCACCGACCTTTATTTCATTGCCGAGCGCGCGGTCTCGAGCTCGGATTACGCCGACACCATCGCCGACGATGCTTTCGGCGAAGTGATCCCCTCGCGCGCCTATAACGCGCCGCCGGACGGCCTCACCGGCCTCACCGGAATGCCCAACGGCATGATGGCGGCCTTTGTCGGCCGCGACCTCTATTTCTGCGAGCCATGGCTGCCGCACGCCTGGCCCGAAGCCTACGTGCTGACCTGCGACTATGAGATCGTTGCGCTCGGCGCCATCGGCACCTCGCTCATCATCATGACAAAGGGCAACCCGTACCTGGTCCAGGGCACCGATCCGACCTCGATGCAGATGGTCAAGATCGAGTCCAATCTGCCATGCGTGAACGCGCTCGGCGTGGTCGATCTCGGCTTTGCCATCGCCTATCCGAGCCATGAGGGTCTGGTGCTCGCCACCGCCGGCGGTCAGGTGCAGCTCATCACCGAGAAGCTTTTCAATCGTGAGGCATGGCAGCGGTTCAATCCGGCGACGATCGTGGCCGGCCAACTCTCGGGCCAGTACATTGCCTCCTACAATTCCACGAACGCTGACGGCTCGCCGCTGGTCGGCACCCTCATCATCACGTCCAACGGTGGCGTCGGCTATCTCAGCCGCTCCGATGTCGAGGCGGTCGCCTTCTTCTACGACATTTCGGCCGGCGCGCTCTATTTCCTGACCGATACCGGCGAGATCAAGCGGTTCGACGCACCGAGCGGGCCGCCGCTCAACCAGTATTGGAAGTCAAAGCCGCTGTTGCTGCCGGCGCCAACGAATTTCGCGGTGATGCGGATCGATTCCGATGATGCCCCGAGCTTGCAGGAAGTCGCAAACATTGAAGCGGCGCGGGCGGATGTTGTGACGGCCAACGAGGCGCTGCTCGCCAATCCGCTCGGCTCCGAACTCAATGGTTCACCGATCAACACCTATACCCTGGCCGGCGATCCTCTCGCTCCGATGCCCGAGGCCGCGCGCACCGCGACCGTCAATCTCTATGCCGACGGCGTGTTGAAAGCCTCGGTGAGGAAAGCCGGGCAGGTGGTACGGCTGCCGGCCGGGTTCAAGGCGCGCGTGTTCGAGGTGGATGTGTTCGGCACCGCCCATGTGCAGCAGATCGCGCTCGCGACCAGTGTTGCGGGCCTCAAAGCGATGGCGGGCGGCTGATGGATGCGATCGACAAGGAGCGGCTCGATGTGCTCGCCGGCGCCCGCGGTCAAGCCGCGAAGCCGTCGGCGGCGGTGCGTCGGCGCGACCTCGCCGCGCTGGTCTCGCTGCCGAAATCAACGGCGGTTGTTGTCAGCGGGACGGTGACGGCGGCGCAATACAACGCGCTTCTGGCCGATTTTCTCGCACTGCGGCAGGCGATCGACCAGATCGCGGCACGGGTGAAGTCATGAAGCGGCGCGTGGTCTATGGGCACATCGAGGGGCGGACGGAGGAGTTCTGCCAATGGGCGGCGGATATTCTGTGCCCTGGACAAACCTTCCCGACCGACACAAACGCGCTCGCCAGCGAGATCGACGGCAGGATTGCCGCAGTGACGCTGTGGAACGGGTTTGATGAACGCAACTGCCTGATGTCGATCGCGAGCGACGGCTCACGGCGCTGGATGACGCGGGAGTTTCTGTACCGCTCGTTTGCCTATCCGTTTGTGCAACTCGGCCTACCGCGCGTCACAGTGAAGATTGACGAGGCAAATGCGGACTCGATCCGCCTCGGAAGGCATCTCGGGTTCACAGAAGAAGGCCGGATGCGCAAGGCCGGGCCGAACGGACGTAGCGAAATCATCATGGGCCTCCTCAGAGAGGAGTGCCGCTGGGTCAACCTCAATCTCGCGAAGCACGCAGTTTAAGGAACAGGATTATGGGCAAGAGCGCGCCTTCACCGCCGGCACCAGACCCGCAAATCGGTGCAGCAGCGTTGATGAACGCCAAGCTGGGCGAGCAGTGGCTCAGTTTCGCCAAAGACACCTATGCGCAGTCGCAGGAGCGGCAAAAGCCGATCGACGCGCTCGCAACCAAGGTCACGAACCAGCAGTACGATGCGGCCGTGCAGCAGCAGGCATGGGCCCAGCAGGCTCACGATCGCTACGTCAACACGTTCGAGCCGCTGCAAGACAAGTTCGTTCAGGAAGCGCAGGATTGGGACTCGCCGGAGCGCGAGGCGCAGGCCGCAGCCGCGGCAAAGGCCGACGTTATTTCCAACGCAACGGCACAGCGCGCCGCCGCCAACCGGCAGATGTCGGCGATGGGCGTCAGTCCGGCGTCGGGCCGGTTCGCTGGCATCAATCGCGCGGCCGATCTCGGCACGGCAGTCACGGCCGCGGGCGCGGAAACCAATGCGCGCAATCTGATCAAGCAACAGGGCATCGCGCTCGAGGGCAACGCGATCAACGTCGGCAACGGCCTGCCGGCGCAGGCGTCGCAGGCGGTCGGGCTCGGGCTTAACGCTGGCACCGGCGCCGCCAACGTCACCAATGCGGCGAACGGTCAATTCCTCGCGGCGGTGCCGATGATGAGCCAGGGCTATCAGGGCGCGATGGCCGGTTACGCCAATCAGGCCAACATCCTGAACGATCAGTACAAGACGCAGATGTCCGGCTGGCAGACCCAGCAGCAGATTCAGGCGCAGCAGACCGCGAGCATCATGCAGGGCATCGGCGGCATCTTTGGCATGGCGATGGGCCTGTCATCGAAGAAGTTCAAGAAGAACAAGAAGCCCGCGAAGGGCAACCTCAAGGCGGTCAAGCAGATGCCGGTCGAACGCTGGCGCTACAAGGAGGGCATCGCCGACGGCGGCGCCGCCGAGCATACCGGCCCCTATGCCGAGGACTTCCAGAAGGCGACCGGCCACGGCAACGGCCAGGTGATCCCGCTTCAAGACGCGATCGGCATCACCATGGGCGCGGTGCAGGAGCTCGCCGGCCAGGTTGATCGCATCGAACACGCGGTTGGGCTCGGCAAACGAAACGCGGCGAAACAGAAACCGATGAAGAAGGCGGCATAAGATGGCGGGATGGGGAATCGGCCTCGGCTCTTTCGTGGGCGGGATGCAGCAGGGCTATGGCCTGGGGCAGAGCATCCAGAGCAATCGCACCGCCAACCAGATGCGGCAGATCCAGCTTCAAGATATGCAGCGCACCGAAGCGCAGAAGCAGGAACTCGACGCCATCGGCAGCCAAGGCAAAGCTGACTTCGATAAGGCGGTCGCACAGGGTCAGGCCGATCCGCAGCATCCGGACGAGTGGTTTTCACAGAACTACGCGCCGAAGATGGAGAATTTCTTTCTGTCCAAAGGGGACGTCGAAAGCGCGGCAAAGTGGAATAAATGGTCGAACGACACCACCACCAAGAAGCAGATCCGGGCGATGGGGAGCGTGGTCGGTCGGCTCTATGACGGCGCCAACACCGGCGATTATTCCGGCCTCGAGAGCGAAATGGGGAATTTCTTCAAGACGCTGCCGGCCGATATGCGCAAGCGGGTTGGATCGTTTGACGGCCTGCGCGCCGAAACCGACGAGAACGGCAAGTTCATTGCGACGGCCTCGTTCACCGACACAGGCGGCAAGGAGCACATCTACACATGGGACAGCCCGGATGCGTTGCGGCAAACCATCGAAGGCTGGGCCAATCCGTCGGCGCTCTATGCGGAGACGATGAAGGACGAGGCCGCCGCGAAGAAATACAAGGCCGATCTCGGCGAGTATGCGGCGAAGAAAGGCATCGATCTTCGCGCAGCGGCTGCGGAACGAGCGGCCGGACTCAAGGGCAAAACACCGCAGGAACGTGCCGCAGCGGCACAAGAGGTTCTGACAAAGGCTAATCTCGACGGCAAGGCGCCGACCGTGGAGGAGATCGCAAAATATCTCCAGGATCAGGATGCTGCTGCGGCTAGAATAGCTCCCGGCATTTCAGCGCCGGGAGCTACGCCAGTCGGGACCACAGCACAACCGTCCGCTCCGGCACCAGCCGCCGCCCAGCCGTCCACGCCGGCGACGGCGCCGAAGATCATCGTCAACCAGAAGGCCGCTCAGGCCGTCGATGCGACCGGCAAGCCATTGCCGTTGCCGTCCACGCCGAGCGCGGATGCCGCGTCGATCACAGCGCCGCCGCCCGCCAGTGCACCGTCTCAGCCCGCAGCCCCAAGCCCGCCACCCCCGTCCGCCGGGCAGGGTATCGCGACCGGCATCGGACTGCCGGCGGTGCTGGCGCGCGTCGCCCCGCAGGTCGCCCCAACAGGTGTAGCCGTCGCCCAGCAAGCTCCTGGCCTTGGCGCCGCGCCGGTCCCGGCAGCGGCAGCGATCGCACCGGGCAAGGGCCAGCCGGTCTATGTCGCCACACCGCAGGCTCCGAACGGTATGCTCAAGCAGGGCAATGTCGATCTGAGCAAGCGCCCGGTGGTGAAGAACCCGGACGGCACGATCTCCACGGTCCGGTCGATCACCGTGACGCTGCCCGACGGCAAGGCGGTGTTGATCCCGACCGTGGTGGGCGGCCGCGTGGTCTCGAACCAGGAGGCCATCCAGCATTTCAAGCAGACCGGCGAGCACCTTGGGATATTCAAGGACGAGACCGCCGCCGATCAATACGCAAATGCGTTGCACGAGCAGCAGGCGCAGGCTTACGCGCCGCAGGGGCGGTAATTCATGTTCAACAACTACGCCGGCGCCGGCCTCGGTAATTTCTTCGATCCGTCCGACTTGAGCCGGCAGCAGCCCGGCCTCGGGGATATGTTCGTCAGCGCCGAGGATACGAGACCGTATCTTGTGCAGGACGTGTCGCAGCAAGGCGCGGCACTGACCGGCGGCACCACCGGCACCGCCGGCCAAAAGCGCCAGCCAGAGCCCGCGCCACAGGATTCCGCCGCACCGAAAGCGTCGGGGATCGATCGCTCGCGCTTCGCCGCAGAGCTCAGAGACAATCCCGCCCTGAAACGGAAGATCATGGCAATCGCGGCTGGCGAGAACCTCGACCCGACCGCTAATCAGGCCGTGCTCGAAACCATGATGAACCGGGCGGCAATGAGCGGGACGTCGCTCGCAGAGCAGGCCCGGTTGCACAAGAGCAGCGGCATCAACGAGAATGGTTACTACGCCGGTTACAATCCAAAGGCGCTCGACAGACCCAAGATCGCCGGGATGATCGAGAAAAACCTCGATAAGGTGCTGGCAGGATCGAATGTCTCGAACTATGCCACTGACAACGCTTCCGGCAGTTTCGCTCAGAAGCAGCAAGATAGCGGTGCCTTCAAGTATCGATCGTCCTACGGTGGCGAGACGTTCTTTTCGCCGGGCAAAGCCGGCGGCAGCGGCTCGCGCAGTGCGCAAGCCTATGAGAAATGGGTCAACAGCATCGGCGGTACGCCGTCTACGACGGCCGTTGCCAGCAACCGCATGTCCGACCAGGACTATCGGGACGCCTTTCCAAACGCACCACACATTGACACCAGCAGGGCGACCGTTGCGAGCACGCCGGAGCGGGTGGCATCCGCCGCGCCTCCACCTGGCGCAAACGTAAGCGATGGCAAGTTCTTCACCCCTGGCCTGTCCGGTCGCCGGCCGTTCTTCAATCCGTTCGGCGGCATCCAGGCGCCGCAAGTCACGGTTATCCCGCTGACCAGCGGTCCAGCGGCGCGCGCGCCGCAGATCGTCGATCCTTCCGGCGTCGTTATACCCGACCCGTTGCCCATCGGATAATTGGCAAGCGCAGGGCAATCAGTTTATAGTTTCCACGTTCCGCGCAGGACGTGCGGCATCCCATTAACAAAGGGTGCCTCACGCCATGGCTGGTTTTGGTCTCAATCCGCTCGACTCCGCGATCAGTGACGCCGATACCTTCGGACTGCTCGGGACGAACACGGTAAACCCAACCGGCCCCACCACCGCCGCGCCCGGACTGGCGCAAGATCAGATCGAGCAGCAGGTCTCCGCGCTCAACGCCAAGGAGCCCGGCACCTATGCGGCGATGACGCCCGACGAGTTCGAGGCGTTCAAGCAGAAGCAGCAAGCGGCATCACCGGGCCAGACCCGGCCGTTCACCGCCGGCCTCGAGGCCGGTTTCATCGGCAATGGGACGATGGCGGGCAATTTTGCCCAGGCGCTCGGCGTCAAGTTCAATAATCAGGCGCTATATGATGCCGGTAAAACCGTGCAGGATGCCTCGGCGAACGCCGGCAAAGGGCTCGAGCCGCGAGTCGGCAGCGTCGCGGACGTGCATTCGTTCAGCGATGCGTGGGACTACATCAAGTATCAGACCGGCAACGCCATCGGATCGTCGGCGCCGAGCGTCGTAACCGGCGTGTTGGCGACGTTCGTGACCGAGAACCCAATCCTCGGCATGGCTGCCGGCGCGGCTGCTCCGTCCTACATCCAGAACACCGGCGATATGTACGGGACGCTGCGCGACAGCCCTGGCGTCGCCGAGCAGGTGAAGGCCGGTAAACTCACACCGAGCCAGATCGTCGATTATTCGATGATGGCCGGCGTTCCGCTCGCCGCGCTTGACATCATGGGCGAGGTTGAAACGCTGGGTCTCAGCAAGATGCTGGGCGGAGCGATCGACAAGGCCACCGTCGGCAAGCTGAAACAGTCGATCATCGGCCGCGTCACCAACGCCATCGCGCGCGGCGCGGTGGCCGAAGGCTCAACCGAGGGGATGCAGCAGGTCATCCAGGAGAGCGTTTCGGCTGTTCTCGGCGATAAGACCCCAACAAGTAAGCGCGTTATCAACGTGCTCGATAATGCAATCGGCGGCGCGCTCGGCGGCGGCGCAATGGGCGGCGGAGCTCATGCGGTGCAGTCTGTTGCCGGCCGCGGTGCTGCACCGGCAGCGGCAGAGCAGCCCATAACTCCCGATGCAACCTCGGCACAGCCGACGGCACCGCAGCCCGGTCCGGCGCCTGCGCCCGCAACCCCATCCCCGCAGCCGGAACGTCCCGCAGTTGATCCCGCCACCGGCGCGACGCGGGTTTACGTCGATACTCCCGCGGGAACCGTGGCACCGACGCCGGCGCCAGCACCGCCAGCCGGTCCGCTCGGCCGCGCGATGGAGCGTGGCAAGGCGACCGAAACCGCGGCCGCCGCCGAGGCTATGGTGCCGGTCGGATCGCAGGTTGCCGTTTCGATGCCCGGCGTGCCGCCGCTCAATGTGACGGTGCAGGGCTATCACGCCGACGGCATGGACGTGGTTGATGCCAGCGGCGAGGTGCATACCCTGCCGATGAACGATCCGGAGGTGACGGTTACGCCACTCGGCGGCACCGCGCCCATGGCCGCGTCAGAGCCGCATCCCGAACCGTTGCCGGAAGGCGAAGAACCTGCCGCGGCGGCAGCCGCCGAACCAGAGCCCGTGGCACCGGAAGCCAAGCCTGAGCCCGCGCCGGCAGTTGAACCGGCCAAGGGCGGCGTTCGCGAGGCGGCCGCGGCCGCAGCGCCGAAGGGCCCGACCCCTGGGGGCGAGCGAGAGGTTAAGCCGGTCCCGTTCAGTTTCGATGTCGCTGGCAAGCAGGTCGCGTTCCCGAACGACGGGCTTGCATCGCTCTATGACGTCGGCCAGCGCCGTAATAGTTTCCGCCAGGCCGGCCGCAACACTGGCGGCACGGATAAATTGATCGCGGCGGAACGACAGCGCACCGCCGATCTGCTCGGCATCCCGCTCGAGGACGTCAACCATGCGGCCGACGAATACCGTCGCGTGGTCGAGCAGGCCGCGAAATCCGGCAAGGACGAGGCGCAGGTCGCGCCAACGTTCGACCCCAAGACGCTCACCGCCGCCCGCGATTCGTGGAACGGCATGGAGCAGAAGGACCGCAAGGCGATCCTCGATCAGGCCGGCGTTAAGCGCAGCCCGAAGATGCAATGGGATGCGCTCGGCGTCACGATCCAGAACAAGATCAAGCCGGCAATGGAGAAGGCCGCCGACACGAAGGCGTTCCCGGAGGAATCCGGTACGCTCGGCATTCCGCGCGATGAAATGCCTCAGATCCCGACGGAATCGCACGGAGGGCTGGTCAAGCACCTCAACGCGAACGGCATCGATCACGAAACCAAGATGGTGCCGGCCGCCGAGCTCAAGCCGACGCAGGCCGAGTTTTCGCCGTCGAAGGTCGAAGCCGCCAAGGACGCCGATGGCGATCGCGCCGTCATCGTCGCCAACGACGGCCATATCATCGACGGCCATCACCAGGCGCTCGCCGCCCAGGAAGAAGGCAAAGACGTCAAGGCGATCGTGCTGGATGCACCGATCGAGACGGCGCTGGAAGCGGTCAAGAACTCGCCGAGTGCGCAAACGGAGGAGAAACCAGCGCCTACGTCCAAATCTGACGCAGCCGGCGCGGCGACTTTCCCGGCCGTGGACAAGACCGCCAAGTGGTTCTCAACGCGCGAGCGGGCGCAGACCTCCATGGAAAAGAAGGGCCTGACCGCCTCGCACGAGATCGTGCAGACGCAAAAGCAGCGATTCGAGATCCGGCCGAAGGCGGTGTCGAAAAATGTCGAAGTGTCGGAAAATGTCGAGAAATCGGCGAAACTCGCATCGAAGGCACAAAAGGTCATCCGGCCAGATCGCACGCTGCGGCAGGATTGGGGTGTTGAGAACATCGACGGCTATGCACAGACGCCGGAGCATTTCGGCAAAGACACCGATTTCGGCGTTAAGGGTGGGGTGAAGGACGCCTTCCTGGCTGATGCACGTGATTATCTCAAGTCCGCAGCGGCTGAACTGGAGAAGGAAGGGTTCAAGGCGACTCTCGATCGGAAGGGGAAGCCACTCAAGGCGGTGAACATCAGCGAAGGAGGGCCGGCCGTCAGCGGCGATGTGTCATTGCACATGGAGCGCGACGGCGTTCGCGTTTACGCGAAAGTTGGCGAGGGGCTTCGCGGCGGTATTTCGATCATGTATCGCGCCGGGACTAAGGACTATGCCACCGATGGGACGAACCGCTTTTCGCCCAGCCAGGGCGTGACTGCGCACAACCTCGCAGATTTACTCGCAGGCGCGGCTTCCTTTGTGAAGTCGGCCGAGAGCACCACCAAGACCGCTGCAGGAAAAAAGGCAAAACAGCCCGAGGGCACCAGCCTCACGCCTGAGAAAAAGCAGGCGGAACAGGCTGTTACCAAATCGGCGGCCGAAGAAAAGCCTGCAGAGAGCACCACCCCCGCAAAGGCCGCCTATGGTGCCTCGAACAAGCTGGTGACGGCCGACCGCGCCGCCGAGGTGCGGGCCAAGCTCAAGGCCAAGCTCAAGGGCCAGTTGAACAGCGGTATCGATCCGGAAGTGTTGGCGCTGGGCGCCGAGCTCGCCGCATTCCACATTGAGGCGGGCTCACGTAAATTCGCGGATTTCGCGCGAGCAGTCGCCAAAGACCTCGGAACCGACGTTTCGTCCATTCGCAAGTATCTGCGCTCATGGTATAATGGAGCGAGAGATCTTATGGAAGATTCCGGCTTCGATGTAGCCGGAATGGATAACCCCGAAACGGTACGGGCTCAAGCGGCGGTAATCGGCGACCAGGAGAGCAAACATGAACCTACAGAATTGGGTCAAGCAGGCGCGGGAGCACTGGAAGGAGCACCTGCCGAAACTGTACCATCAACTCCAGGCGAGCGGGACGCTGGAAGCGGCGTTGCAGGACGCGGCGGAGAGAACGCACAACGAGATGAGCGAACTCGAGGACAGCGGGTTCAAGTTTCAGGAGGCGTGGGAGATGGTGAGGGAGCGGTATCTGTTCCCGCCCGACCCGACGAGCCTGTACGCGATGACGCGACACGACAGTCCGGAGTGGAAGCCGAGCGCGCCGGCGACGGCAAGCGATCTGCTGCACGCCGCAATGAAAAGCGGAGCGAGAGAGATTCCAATTCCGCAGAGCGGATCGAAAGCCAAGTAAAGAAGGACGAGGCGCCGCCGAAATCGGCGGCGACACCCGCGCCGCAGATTCCCGGCAATTTCGTCATCCGCGACGAGGACGAGATCGGGGAGGGCGGCCAGCGCCAGAAGGTTCAGCAGAACCTCGAGGCCATTCGGCTGCTCAAGCAGCTTGCGCAGGATGACCGCCGAGCGACCCGCGCCGAGCAGGCGGTGCTCGCAAAATACGTCGGATGGGGTGGCCTCAAGGCCGCTTTCCCGCGCGAGGACGGCAGTTTCGCGAAGGGCTGGGAGGCGACCGGCAAGGAACTGCGCGACCTCCTCGGCCCGGATGAATACAAGGCCGCCGCCAATTCCACACAGAACGCGCATTACACCTCGCCCGAGATCGTCAAGGCGATGTGGGACGCGGTACGCCGCCTCGGCTTCGGTGGCGGGCGTGTGCTCGAGCCGTCGGTCGGCGTCGGCAACTTCTTCGGCCTGATGCCGGGCGAGATCCGCGAGCACGCGCAACTCACCGGCGTCGAGAAGGATTGGGTCACCGGCGGCATCGCCAAGCATCTGTATCCGGACGCGAACGTGCAGGCGCCGATCGGCTTCGAGCAGTTTGCCACGCCTGACGGTTACTTTGACCTTGCTATCGGCAACCCGCCGTTCGGCTCCGAGCGCATTTTCGATCCGAACCGGAAGCACCTGAAATTCAGCATTCACAACTTCTTTTTCGCCAAGAGCCTCGATTCGCTGCGGCCTGGCGGGCTGATGGCGATGGTTGTCAGCGACAGCCTGATGGACGCCCAGCGCGACAATGCCCGCCGTTATCTGGCCGATCGGGCTGATCTCGTCGGCGCGGTGCGGCTGCCGAACAATGCGTTTGAAAAGAACGCCGGCACCAGCGTCACCACCGACATCGTGTTCCTGCGCAAGCGCGCCGAGGGCGAGAAGCCGGCTGGCGACGCCTGGGTTGAAACGCGGACCTTCACCGATGCGGAAGGCCGCGAAATGCCGCTCAACGAGTATTATCACGCCCATCCGGAGAACGTGCTCGGCAAACTTGGCTGGTACGGCACGATGCGCCCGGAAGGTCACTCCGCCGTGGTTGCGCCAGAAGGCCAGGATACCCCGGCACTGCTGCGCGATTTCATCGCGCGTTTGCCGGAGCGCCCGATCGAGGCGCCAGGCGTCAGGCCAGCAGAGCCCGAGATCGAAGTGCCGCACGAGGCGCAGGACGCCGTTGTCGGTTCGATGTTCATGGACAAGGCCGGCAAGGTGTGGGTGCGCGGGCAGGATTTGCTCGGCAAGCCGCAGGCCGAGCCCGCGGCGATCGAGGAGGGCCGCGCGCTCGAGCGCATCAAGGGCCTGATTGGCATCCGCGATGCCTTTGCGAACCTGCGCAAGGCGCAACTCGATGCCGCAGCCACCGATGACGAGTTGTCCCGCCTGCGCGGCGACCTCAACAAGGTCTATGACGGCTTTGTCGCGAAGAACGGCCCGATCAATCTCGACGCCAACCGGCGCGTATTCCACGACGATCCGACCTGGCCGCAGCTTTCGGCACTGGAAGATAAGTTCGACAAGGGAATCAGCAGCACGGTAGCCGCCAAGACCGGCGAAAAGCCGCGCCCCCCGAGCGCCCAAAAGGCTGCGATCTTCACCAAGCGCACCCAGCACCCGTATCAGACGCCGACCAGCGCGCCGAGCGCCAAGGATGCGCTCGCGATCTCGCAGAACGAACTCGGCAAGATCGACCTCGACTATATGTCGCGGCTCTATGGCAAGACGCCCGAGGCGATCATTCAGGAACTCGGGCCGCTGGTGTTCAAGAACCCGGAGGCCGGCTGGCAGTCGCGCGAGGATTATCTGTCCGGCAACGTCAAGCGCAAGCTGGCGCTGGCGGTAGAGGCAGCGAAGGCCGATCCGAGCTATCAGCGCAACGTCGAGGCTCTGAAAGAGGTGATCCCGGCCGACCTCAACCCGGTCGATATTCGTGTTGCGCCCGGCGCGCATTGGGTGCCGCCGCGGTATGTCGAGGACTTTGCAGCCCACATTACCGAAACCGACGGCGCTAAGGCGTTCTATTCGCCGGAGTTGGCGCGGTGGGTGCTCTCGAAACTTAATTCCACCCCGGCCTCTGAGGCGAAATGGGGGACGCAGCGGGCGAGTGTCACATCCACGCTCGAGGCCGCCATCAACGGCCGCACCATGACCATTAAGGACCGGCAGAACGACGGCTCCTCCGTGGTGAACCAGGTTGCGACCGAGGCGGCAAACGAAAAGGTGGCCCGCATCCGCGACGAGTGGAAGCGGTGGCTATGGCAGGACGACTCCCGCCGCGATGCGCTGGCCGCCCTCTACAATGACACCTTCAACACCGATCAGCCGTGGGAGCCGGACGGCTCTCATCTGAAACTGCCGGGCACGGTTGATGTCATCGAGCTCCGCCCGCATCAGAAGAACTTCATCTGGCGCGTGATCCAGAGGGGCGTTGCGCTCGCCGATCATGTCGTCGGCGCCGGCAAGACCTTTGCCGTGATCGGCTCGATCATGGAAATGCGCCGGCTCGGTCTCGCGAAAAAGCCGATGCTGGTGGTGCCCAACCACCTGGTTGAGCAGTGGGGCGCTGATTTCATGCGGCTCTACCCCGGCGCCAACATTCTGGCCGCGACCAAGAAGGATTTCGAGGCCGAGAACCGGCGCCGGCTGTTCGCCCGCATCGCCACCGGCGACTATGATGCCGTGATCGTTGCGCATTCCTCGTTCGGCAAGATCCCGGTCGATCTGGATTATCAGCGCCAGTTCATCGAAAGCCAAGTCGCGGATATGGAAGCCTCGATTTCGGCGCTACGGGCGGCGGAGGGCAAGAAAAGCCGCAATGTCGCGCAGTTGGAGAAAGCTCGCGATAATCTGCGCGCAAAGCTGCAAAAGCTGCTCGAGGGAACGGGCAAGGACGAAATCGGCCTGACGTTCCAGGACATCGGCATCGATGCGCTGGCGGTGGACGAGGCGCACGAGTTCAAGAATCTCGCCTTTTCCTCCTCGATGCAGCGCGTGGCCGGTCTCGGCAACCAGAAGGGCAGCCAGAAGGCGGCCGATCTCTACATGAAAACCCAGGCCGTGCTCGACAAGACCGGCGGCCGCAACGCCATTTTCGCCACCGGCACGCCGGTCTCGAATACGATGGCGGAGATGTTCACGATCCAGCGGTATCTCGACAACCGTCGGCTCAGTGACCTCGGCTTGGCGCATTTCGATGCCTGGGCCCGCCAGTTCGGCGAGATCGTCAGCGATTGGGAGTTGTCGCCGTCCGGCAAGTACAAGATGAACTCGCGATTTGCGAAGTTCGTGAACGTGCCGGAACTGCTGCGCCAGTACAAAGGCTTCGCCGACGTCATCACGCGCGAGGACATCGAGCGCCAGCTTGCGGCGCAGGGCAAGACCCTGGGCATCCCGAAGATGGTCGGCGGCAAGCCGCAGAACGTCATCGTCGATCGCACCGAGCATCAAGCGAACTATATCGGCGTGCCGATCAAGGATCGCGAGGGCAACGACACCGAACAATATCCGGAAGGTTCGTTGATCTATCGCGCCGAGCACCTGCCCAAGGGGCCACCCAAAAAGGGCGACGACAACATGCTCAAGATCATGTCGGACGCGCGCAAAGCCGCGCTCGACATGCGCCTGATCGATCCCAACTATCCCGATCCTGACGCCGGCAGGAATAAGCCGGTTTCTAAAGTCGGGACCGCGGCCGTGAGCATCAAACGCATCTACGATCAGTGGCACGCCGATAAGGGGACGCAACTCGTATTCATCGACCTCTCGACGCCGAAGAAGGCGCGGGAGAAAGAGGGCGCGCGCATCCGCGACCTGATGGCGAAGGCGGAGCAGGGTGACGAGGACGCCCAGCTAAAACTCGACGCCATGTCGCCGGACGAGTTCGACGCGCTCACCAGCGAGTTCTCGGTTTATGACGATCTTCGGGTAAAGCTGCTCAAACTCGGCATCCCCGACAAGGAGATCGCATTCATTCACGACGCGAACACCGACAAGCAGAAGGCTGAACTGTTCGGCAAGGTGCGGTCCGGCGACATTCGTGTCCTGCTCGGCTCAACCGCCAAGATGGGCGCCGGCATGAACGTGCAGGAGCGGCTTGTCGCCCTGCATCATATCGACGCACCGTGGCGGCCGTCCGACCTCGAGCAGCGCGAGGGCCGGATCATCCGCCAGGGCAATAGCCTCTATGCGCGCGATCCGGAGAATTTCGAGGTTGGCGTTTACCGCTACGCGACCAAGAACACGCTCGATGCCCGGATGTGGCAGACGATCGAAGGCAAGGCGCGGTTCATCGAGCAACTGCGCAAGGGCGACTTGTCGGCGCGCGAGATCGAGGACGTCGGCGGCGAGGCGGCCAACGCGGCCGAAATGAAGGCGGCGGCCAGCGGCAATCCGCTGATCCTGGAGGAAATGGATCTCCGGCAGAAGGTGCGCAAACTCGACGCGGCGCGCAGCCAGCACGACCGCGAGCAGTTCGACATCAAGCGCACCATTCAACGCGACAGCCAGTGGGCAACCAGGCTGGAATCGGAATTGCCGGCGCTCCGGAAGGATGCCGAGACCATCGCGGCCATGGGCGAGAAGCCGACCATGAAGGTCGGCGCTGCCGAGTTCGAGAAGCCCAAGGAGTTCGGTGACGCAATCCTTGTTCGCGCGGCCAAGATGATCGCCGGCGGCGAGGAACAGGCGAATCTCGGCGAGATCGGCGGCTTCCCGCTCACGATGTCAAGTTATTCTGTGTTCGCCATAATGGCCAACGGCCAAAGAGTGGATGAACAGCATGTCGTCATTGAAATCGGCGCGCAGCACCCCGAGGAGGTGAAGATCGGGAACCCGAAGGTGGCCGACGCTACCGGCGTGGCGATGAAGCTGTTGAACACCGTCCGTAAGATGCCGGAGCGCGTCGCCAAGACGGAACAGACGATCGAAACCACCAAGACCAACGTGGAGAAATTGCGCGCCCTGGTCCAGCCCTGGGGCGACCAGGACAAGCTCGAGGCGGCGGAGCAGCGCCATCGCGACGTCATCAACCAGCTTAGGCCGAAAAAGAAGGACGATGCGCCTCGGCTCATTAACCGGGCGGATGCCGAAATCGCGGAAAACGGCGGCCGGTTCAACGTGGTCAACAAGGACGGGCAGCGTTTTGCCGAGCATCCGGCAGACGGCTTCCATACCAAGGCTGCAGCCGAGGACTGGATCACCGATCAGGTTGAGAAGAACGGGCGACGGGAATCAATCCCTGGCCGGCCCACGGCTGGCATGTCGCCGGATCAGGTGCGGGCCGTCCTCGACAATACCGCTTTGGCCGAGCCGATCGGGAAGCTGATCGACGCCGGCAAGATCGTGATCGAGCCGACCGCGGATTCGGACGCCAATGCCTACGTGACCGATGCCGATGGCGTGATCCATCTCGTCGCTCCGAATTTGCGCTCTGACGGCGATGTCACGGCCTCCTTGCTTCACGAGGCGTTCCACTCCGGCGTCCGCCCGCTGATCGGCGACAAGGCGTGGTCCGATCTGCTCGGCCGGCTCAATAGCCTCTACAATCAGGCCCGGCGGTCAACAGGCGGCGCACGCGCGGTCTATGACAAGGCGCTGGCGCGCATGGCGCACGCGCAGGAGACGTCGGGGCCATATTCGGCAGAACTGACGCCGGAAGAGTTCGGGGCCTATGTGATCTCCGAGCATGAGACCATGCCGCGGGCGTTCGGGGATTGGGCGCGCGAGGTGATCGGCGCGGTGAAGGCGTGGGCGCTCCGCCGGTTCGGCCGGCAGATCGGCGCCGTTACCACGCATCAGTTGCGCACCCTTGCCATTGCGGCGATCCGCGAGCAAACTGCTGGGACTGCCCCTCGGCTAAAATCGGTTGAGAGCGTTCCCATGGGTCGAACCATCAATTCATTCGACGATATACATAACCTGCTGAAACAGCACGATACGGTATTCGTCCGATGGTCGCCCTCCTGGCAAGATGACATGAAGCCAGACGCTCGTAGTAAAGACTATGTGAGCGGGGGCGTCCACGATGGGCTTTCTGCGGTATCTATCAGCCGCGACGATGACGACAGCCAGATTTTCAAATCGCTACGCGATTATTCATTTCTGCGGGCAAAGGGTGCCAAGCCAAACATCTATGCGGCGGAGATCGTTGGCAAGGATAGCGATGGCGCGCCCAGCATTGTGCCCAAGCAGCATTTGGGCACGCTTTCCAAGCAATTTGTCCGATTCCTCGACGATGAATCGAACCTGGAGCGGATGCGGCTTGAAGATGACATAAGGCGGGGGAAATCGGCCCTCGCATTCTATGAAAAGAACCCGCCAGATTACATTCCGATTTGGACACCGGAAGTCGTCGCAGACAAAGAAAAACGGCTCGCGGCGCTCGGCGGCCCAGCCAACCGGCCCGGAGGCCGCCGTGAGTCTGTCTCCGCGCCAGATTCGGAGGCCGACCGTGCGATGCCCCGCACCGTCGAGGAGTTGTCCGACGCCGTTAAAGCATTGTCCGAAGATCAGCGCGACAAGGCGCTGGCGCTGCTGCCGCTAAACGTGCTGCCGGATTGGGCGGCACCGAACCAGGTGGCGGTGCAACAGTACATCGACACCAAGCGGCGCATGGATACCTACCGCAACAAGAAGCAGACCGCGGCCGATGAGATTGTGCAGCGGTGGCGCAAGGCCGTCGGCAAGGGAGGGGCGGGGGCGAAAGACCTCGCCGATGTCATGCACCAGGCCACGCTACTCGGCTTCGATCCGGCAAGGCCGTCCGAAGGCTGGGAGAGCGAGCCGGAGAAGGCGGCGCTGATGAAGCGGTATAAGGCACTGACGCCGAATGCTCGCGCCGTCTATGAGGAGGTGCGCGACGCCTACAAGAGGGAGGCCGATGAGCGCGATCAGGTGATCCTCGAGAACGTCTCGAAAGCGATGGATCAGGAATTGCGCGCGGCCGAGCGGACTCGCGACAAGGATCTCGCGAGTATCCGCGACGAGGGGTTGACCGGCGAGGAGAAGAAAGAGGCCGTGAAGGCTGCGGAGGACAGGTTCACGCGCGCCCAGCAGAAACTCCGGTTTAGCAAGAAGGCGCGGCTGGCAGCACTGCGAGCGGCGTTCGAGTCGAACCGGGTGCCGGAGCCATATTTCCCGTTGGCTCGCTTCGGCCAATATTTTGTCACCGCCCGCGATGATTTGGGCAAGGTGATCTCGTTCTCGCGCGCCGAGACCAAGATGCAGTTGAACCGCCTGACGCGCGAAATCCGGGCGCAGTTGCCGCACGCCAATATCGAAACCGGATTGCTCGAGGACAAGGGCAACCTGCGCTCGCAGATGGATCCGCGCGTGCTGGCCGACATTCAGGCCATCCTCGGTAACGCCGGGGTTTCGCCCGAAGTCATGGATCAGGTCTGGCAGCGGTACCTCGAGGCGATGCCGGATCTGTCGATCCGCAAGCGGTCGATTCACCGTGGCGGCGTCGCCGGCTTTAACGACGATGCGATGCGCGCGTTCGCCAGCCATATGTTCCACGCGGCGCACCAGATGGGCCGGGTGAAGTTCGGCGGCGACCTGCTCGAACTCGTCAACCAGGCGACCGACCAGGCCAAGCAGGCTCAAAACCCGATCTCCGCGCAGAAGGTCGCGAACGAGCTCGCCAAGCGGCACGAGTGGGTGATGAACCCTAAGAATGCCGCATGGGCGAACGCCGCGACCACGCTCGGCTTCCTGTATTTCCTCGGCGCGTCGCCGGCGTCGGCAGCGGTAAACCTGTCGCAGACCGTGATTATGGGCGTGCCGATCCTCGGCGGACGCTTCGGCATGGGCAAAGCTGCGGCCGCGCTCACCAAGGCGTCACACGATTTCGTCAGCGGCAAGGGTAGCGTCGAAACCAGCAAGAACCTGACCGAGCAGGAAAAGACAGCGATCACCGATCTCTATGAGCGCGGCGCGCTGGACAAGTCGATGGCGCACGATCTCGCCGGCGTGGCGGACCGCGGCGCCGGCTACAATCCGACCCGGCAGCGCGTGATGCAGGCGATGGCGTTTCTGTTCCATCACGCCGAGCGGTTCAACCGCGAGGTGACGGCGCTCGCAGCCTACCGGCTCGCCCGGCAGGCCGGTCTATCGCACGGGGCCGCGGTCGATAAGGCCGGCGAACTGACGTGGCTGACGCACTTCGACTATTCGAACACAAACCGGCCGCGGGTTATGCAGAACGATGCGGCCAAGGTGGCTCTGCTTTTTAAGAATTTCCAGATCAATATGATCTATCGTGTTTTCCGCGACACCCAGCAGGCTTTTGCCGGCGACACGCCGCAAGCACGCAAGGAAGCCCGTTATCAGCTCGCCGGTATCGTCGGCATGTACGCGCTGATGGCCGGCGGCCTCGGCGTGCCGCTGATGAAGCAGATCATCATTCCGCTGTGGAAGATGTTGTTCGGCAACGAGCCGGACAAATCGGGCGAGGAGGAGTTCCGCGATGCCGTGCTCAAGACGCTCGGGCCACAGCTTGGCGGCGCTGCGCTTGACGGCGTGCCCGGCTATCTCACCGGCACATCGCTAACCCAGCGCATCGGCATGGGCGACCTCTGGTTCCAGTCTCAGGATCGGGTGCAGACGGCGCAGGACTGGTGGAACTCGCTCGCCAACGACATGCTCGGGCCGGTGTGGGGCATGGCGCACAACGTTTACAACGGCTTCAACGTCATCCGCGACGGCAAGGGCGTGGCGCGCGGGGTCGAAATGGCGATGCCGACCGCAGCGAAGAACCTGATGCGGGCCTGGCGCTACTCCCAGGAGGGCGTAGTGAATCTGCGCGGCGATACCGTCGTGCCGCAGGAAAGCCTCGGGCTAAGGGATGCGCTCAAACAGGCGCTCGGCTTCACCCCGGCACAGGTGGCGGAGCAGTACACCCGCAACGATGAAAAGGCGAATATGGACAAGCGCATCGGGCAGCAGCGCAAGCAACTGCTCGATGCCTATGCCAAGGCGCACAAGGCGGAGGATGATGCGGCGGTCGCGTCGGCGCTGGCCGATATTCGGAGATTCAACGCGGAGCCGAACCATGCGGCCAAGCGGATTACCGGCGAGACGATCCGGGACTCGATCCGGACGCGGGCGCGGCTATCGAACCGCGCGGAGAACGGTATCATCATTCAGAACCGGCGGCAGAACACGCTCCTGAATGAACGCCTGCCGCCGAGGGTTTATTGATCCGTTAGTATCGCGGGCCCGGCATCGGGACCGGGGAGGGAATCGGGGCTGTCGGCCCCGGCTGCACCACGATTGTCGTCCCACCGCCGACCGGCGGCGGAATGTACTGCGCGCTCGCCTGGCTCGTCATAAGGGCGGTCAGGGCTACGGATGCGATCAGTGCGAAATATTTCATGGCAAAATCCCTTTTTTGTTTCTCTCAAAAGGGGCTGGGGGGCCAAACGGCCTCGAGCCGAGGTGGATTCAACCACAATCCAAGACGATGTTCTAGTGGGTGAGTTTACTAGCCGCGATTCGCGCGGTATAACGCTGACTGATTGAGGTGGTTGGTCTGGATCGCCAGCCAGAGGGTGCGCAGGACCGATCTACTTTTCGACGGCGGATCGGTCCTGCTTTCTCTAAGATTGCATTGACCGCGTAGGACGCGCGGCTCCGAGCCGGAGCCCGTCCTATCGTGAAGAAGCCAACCCTAATCCCTGATTGGAAGAAGGCGCATCGCTTCCACAGCGTCCGCCTTGCCCTGTTTTGGGGCGCGCTCAATGGCGGCGTGATCGGCCTCGCCAAGTTCTCCGATTTCATCGACCCCTGGACCTTCCTTTGGCTCAATGTTGCTGGTTATGGCTTGATTGCGGTCGGCCGCGTCACCAAACAGCCGGGGCTCGATTGATATGGCCGCTGGCGGTCACATCCAACGCCACGGCCGGAAGTGGGTCGGCGCCGGCGTCGGCGTCTGTGCGGCGTTCCTGATGGTGCGGGAAGGTTATGCGCCCGTCGCAAAGCATGAACGCATCGACCCTCCGGACGTCATTACCTGGTGCTACGGCCGCACGAATTTCGACGATCCGAGCGTAAAACCTGGCACCCGGTTCACCAAAGAGGACTGCAAACAGCAACTCATCGACTCGCTTGTGGTCAGGTACGGCCCGCCGATCCAGGCGTGCATACCGCAATTCGTCACCTATGGGCCGCACCGGCAGGCCGCGCTTGTCAGCGCAGGCTACAATCTCGGCCCCGCTCGCATCTGCAATTCATCGGTCGGCAAGAACCTGCGCGCCGGCAACGTCATCGCCGGCTGCAAGGCGCTGCTCGCCTACAACCGCGCCAACGGCGTCGTGCTCCGCGGTCTCACACTGCGCCGCCAGGCCGAATATCAAATGTGCCTACGCGAGGATTGATATGGGCATCATTCCATCCGTCCTGACCGCGCTGGGGCTGAACAAGGCCATCGCTTACCTGATCGAGATACTGCTGGCGGTCGCGATCGTGGCCGGCGTGTCGTTCTATGTGGCCCACCTTTATCAGAAGGCCGAGGCTTTCGATGAACTCTCCGCCGAGCACCATGCGCTCGAGGTGAGATACGGCTGCGACAAGCGGCCGAGTATCGCTGAACGTGAATTGCAGTCCTGCTTGGTCGCCCGCGATCTGGATGCCGAAAAGGCGCAGCGCGAGGAGATCGCGCGCCAGCGAGATGAGGCGGCAAAAGCCCAAGCCGAGCTCGACGCCAAGGCGAGGGCCGAAGATCAGCAACTACGCCGCGAGAACGAACTTCTCCAAGCGGCGCCAGCCGATGACGGCCGTGTGCCCAAGGTGCTGCTCGATGCGTGGTCGCGCGAGCGCAGGCGCTTGGGGGTGGTAAAATGAACCGTCTGATCCTTCTCGCCGTCGTGGCGGCACTCGGGGGGTGCGCCACGGCACCGCCGCCGGAGCCGGTCAACGTCACGGTTTCGGGTCCGAAATATCCACCGTCAGCCTTCACATGCAAGCCCGATGCGGTCCCGCCGGATCCGGCAAAGGTCTCGGATAAGGCTGGCTCTGCGGCCGGCAGCTATGAGGCCGCCGAGCGCGCCGTAGCCGCCGATTGTCGGGACAAGCTTCACGCGGTTGGAACGCAAGAGCGCGCCGCCGGCAATGTGATCGAGCCGGAGGTAACGCGATGACGGCGCCTGTCAACGATACTATCGAGGAAATCGCAAGGGCCGCCGCGCGGGAAGCGGTCCACGAAACGCTAATGTTGCTCGGTGTTGATGCCTCAACCCCTTCCGGGGTTCAGAAGGCGCAGCGCAATTTCATCTTCCTCGACGATCTCCGCACCGGGACCGAGGCGGTCAAGCGCCGGACGCTGATGCTGACGGTCGGCGCGATTTTCACTGCCGTCGCAGCTTGGATAACACTCGGGATGAGGCATTAAATATGCGCATTTTAATCCGCATTTTAATACTCCTGCTGTTGGTTCTCGTGGTGGTATCGCGAGCCGATGCGAAGCCCCGGCACATGCCGCCCGGCCTCTCCCGCGTCATGGCCGAAGGCGCGGGGAGGGTGGTAGCGCATCCGGCCGGATGTCCATGGCGGGCGTTCTGCGGCTGCGGTGCCTCTGTTGAGCGGTTTGGACGCTCGATCCGGTCTCTGTGGCGTGCGGCAAACTGGCTGAAATTCCCGCGTGCCGAGCCTGCCCCTGGCCGCGCCGCTGTGCGTCCCGACGGACACCATATCGTGATCCTGCGCAGGCATATCCGCGGCTCTACCTGGCTCGTCTATGACGCCAATTCCGGCCGGCACCGCACCCGCATCCATCCTCGCTCGATCGCAGGCTGGACGATCGTTGACCCGAGAGGCGACGCATGAACCGCCATCGGCTTCTTCTTGCCGTCGCCGTATGGGCCGGTTTCGTCGTGCTCTGCTTCCTCGGCGGTTGCGGTCAATCCGGACCGACAGAAGCCGATATGGCCGGCTGCGCGGTGCGTGGTGGCGGTCCGCCTATCTCTAACCGAGAGGTTGCCGACTGCGCGGCCGACCGGGCCGAGATCAAGCGGTGGCGAGAGCAGGCGCCGCCGTAGCAGATGGTCTCACTCTTTTCTCACATCAAACTCGAAGGTCACCACCATGGCAAAACTCAATATCACCGAATATCATGAGACCGGGACATTCTCATCGCCCGCTCCGACGCCGCGCGAGCCGTCGATCGCGACCCAAGAGGTTGATTTCACCTCTGGTGTAACCCAATCCGCGGCATTCAACCGCAAGACGACTTTCGTGAGGCTCGTCGCTGACACGGATTGCCGGATTGCGATCGGTGCCGATCCGACGGCAGGCGTGACGAGCACCGTTCTGCTCGCCGGCCAGGATTACACGCCAGGCGTAGCACCTGGTCACAAGATCTCCGTCATCGCCAAGACGTGAGGAAATCCTGATGCTCGGTCATCTCGGTTCTCTTGGAAGGCTCGGTGCAAGTGGAAGGGGTGGCGCGCCTGTAGGGCCTGATACCACAGTCGCTTCAGCGTGGTCTGGTGCGATCACTGATACAACGTTCACGGCGGCGCACTACCTTGGAGCAGATACGAGCGGAACACGTCTTGTCGTCTCCACTGCCTCGGACCTATCCGCGCCGGTATTTTCTAATCGCGTCAACAGCAACGCGAAAACAGTCAAGCACACAATTAGCGGCCTCAATCCGGACACGGCCTATTACTTCGGTGTTGAGATTGCAGGCACAATCAAATCGGACAAGAAGGGGAAGTTTCGGACCCTCCCTGCGGTCAACTCTCCGGTCAATTTTCGGTTCGGGGTAATGAATTGCCAATCTGGCAACAATAACGGGTCAGTGTTGACGACGCTTCGCGGCTTAACTCCTCCGCTGAATTTCGCGCAGCATATTGGCGATCTGCACTACGCAGACATTTCCACCAATAGCGAGTCGCTGTTTGATGCCGCTTATGAAGGCATCCTTGGCGGGACATACTCCGGACCTTTTTTGCGCGAAGTCGCCACTTTCTATATGTGGGACGATCACGATTACGGCCCGAACGACAGCGACAGCACCAGCCCTTCCAGGCAGGCATCAATCGCCACATACAAGCGGCGCGTCCCGTCGCCTGCGCTTCCATTAGCTAACGGAGTCACAGACCCTATTGCATATTCGTATGTCGTGGGGCGGGTTAGATTCATCGTTCCAGACTGCCGATCACAGCGCACTGCAAGCACAATGTTAGGTGCGACTCAGAAGCAATGGCTGTTTGATGAGTTTGATGCTGCTGCTGCGGCAGGTCAGTTCGTCTTCTTATTTACCTCAATTACATGGCAGTATGAATGGGGCGTGCCGGGTGGTTTAAGAACCGCTATGATTCAAGAGCGCGCAGAAATTGCGGATTATATCCGATCTGTTGGCCTCGGGCGGCGAACCATGATCTTCGGAGGCGATGCTCACGCGGGTATGTATGACAATGGCGTTTTCCGCGACTTCTCCAATCATGGCGGCGCACCAATTCCGGAAGTCCATAGCGGCGGATTATACACGGGCGGCGCTTCGGTTGTATTTGGCTCCTTTTGGTCGGATGGAATTACACTTCACAGCCCCACCATTCAAGAAATGGCTAATGTCGTCGATGTTACCGATGACGGCACGTCGTTATCCGTTCAGGTCAATACCTACGGTGGGCTCACAGACCCTATTTCCGTTATCAAGACATTCAACGCATCATTTCCATCCACACCGCCAGTCACTCCGGCAAAAGTGGTGCAGCAAGCCTATTTTGAGAGTAATGACATCGGAGCGTGGGCACCCACACTCGACCAGCCAGCTACGGCTGGGAATCTACTCATTCTCATAATAGCCCTTCGAGGGGGGCTCCCTTTCTCGGGATACACAACGACTGGATGGACAACAGTTGGTGGTATGAATAATAACAACATCAGTATTTACGCATATCGTCGCGTTGCAGTCGGAGGCGAAACCACGCTTGGCGTTACATCGAGCATCGGAGCGCGAGCGGTTGTGGTCGGATTGATTGAAATTGAGACCACTTCGGCAAGCAGCCCTGTAGATGTATTCGTTACAGACGATCAGAGTGGAGCGGTTGTGGGTGGTCTTTCGGGGCTCACCGGGACCTCAACGTTAGACAATGAGATAGCAATTGCTGTAGCTGGAATGAATGTCGGCAAGTTCACGCAAGGGACTGCTCCGTCGTGGTCGGACGGGTTTATTCAACAGCGTTGGAGCCCGCAAAACTTCCCAGGGTTTTCTCTTGCGATGAAGCAACTTGGTGTTGCTGGCGCTGCTTCGCCAGCATTCAACATGGGTGGAGACACAACGTACATGGCGGGGTTGCTGCTCACGATTAAGCCGTAAGTCTCCCTCGCCAGCTTCCTCTTGCACCACTTGGCCTTTTTGGCCCTCATGAATCGCCGGTAAACCATGCCCGGCGATATTCGGCCCCGAGAGGGGTTGTTTGTTCTCCCCAAACGTGACTTGGCCGCGTCGTTCACTTCGGTGGATGGCGCGGCTTTTTTTCGTTGGCTGATTATTACGAAGCGGATATGGTATTCACGGTCCCAAGGGTCGCCAGCTTAGCTGATGACCTGCCACGGCTCAGAACTGGACGCTGGCCGTGGCAGGGATCGCCATTTCGGGTGAGGGCGGAACGGCCTCCCGCCACGCCACTGAGCGCAAGCAGGTGGCAAAGTACGCGAAAGCGGAAGAGATGCGGGAAATGGGCACCCCGCCACCCGAGAATGAAATGAGGGCGCGGGATAGATTGTTACCCCGGATCATTTCATTGAAACCACGTGCCGATATAGGATTTGCATAATCTCAGTTCGTTTTACAAATGGCCCGGCGCTTTACGGCGTCGGGTCTTTTTCTTTGAGGGCGGCATCGATCATGGCTTGCCAGACCACATCTGACGGAGATTCGCCCCATTTTAGAGTTTCAAACCCAGCTTCCCCCATCTCTTTAGTAGGCTCTCGCATAGCCTCGATCGCAGCGCGGGCTAGCGCCATGTCGTAAGGGTCAAGATCAATCACATCCATTGGCGCCGGCGTGTTACCAACTAGATCGATCCGGTATTAGGTAGCAAACTCACCAAGCAACGGATGGTCTAGCGAGCCGCGTTTTGCGACGCTCCGGTCTATGTCTGACTCCATTCGCCTTGCCCGAACCGATACCTACGAGCACACCATTTCCGGCTTGCTCAAGAAACGGGCCGATCTGTTTAACGAAGCCGAACGCATCCGCGACCGGATGGCCGAAATCAAAAACGACATTGGCGCGCTGGACCGGGTGCTAGGGACGCTCGGCTATACCGGCGATCTGGACGCGGAAATGCCGCGCCAGAAACGGCAAGTCCTATTCGGGCGCGGGGAGCTAACGCGGGCGATCTTGGATGAATTGAGAGACGCGCCGCGACCACTAGGAAGTCGGGAAATAGCTCAGGCTATCGTGGCTTTGAACGGTCAAGATGCACGGGATCGTCGGTCGCTAACAGACGTGACCAAAAGGGTATCTAAGGCTCTTCGAGAACTCACGGAGCAAGGGGCCGTCAACCGCAAAGCTGCGCTAGGACAGCGCAGGCTTTGGGAGATTAAGCGATAGCTTTACTTAAGCGCGTCGCCCTTCGCGGAAATGAGCTCAAAAATTGTGATCAGACTATCAATCTTATGTTTGTCAGATGGCGGGATTGCCAAAGTGTACTGATCCAAATCCCTTTTAATTTCCAGGTTAGTGTCTTGGATATAGGGCTCAATCGCCTCAACCTCAGACGCGCGGATGATATCCAACAACCGCAGCGTCAGGTCCTTCTTAGGAGGCGTATTGGGATTAAAGTCTTTTTCTAAAATCGCGAACGCATAGGTAAGAGCGAAAATTTCGTTGCAGCGCGCCTCTTCTAACGTCGTCACATTCGCGTTGTTAATCGGAATATATGGCTGAATGCGAGCAATCGTAGTCGCTTGCAAAGCGGCAATCTTAGGCTTCTCGGTATGGTGCCCAGAATTGATACGCCACTTTTTGTACGCCTTGTTGAGAAGGAAGTACGCTTCGACAGCAAGACGGACCCTCCCCTCGTGCAGAACCAGCTTGTCATCAGGCAAGATGCCGCCTTCGATCAGTTCCTGCGCAATATTGAGCAAAAACTCTACGCGCTCAGAAATTTTGATTTCTGAGAAGTCAGGCTCACTCAATTGTAAGGCCCCCATTCATTGAGGGTTAGGTCCGTTGCGTCCCTTAGATTTTAGACTGCAACAGCGTGCTTAACCCCGAAAACAGATTCGTTTTGACCTTTTCGAAGCTAGCGCGCAACTCTTGCGCAGTCACAGGACTATTGTCGTTATGCTCCTTGCGGGAATCGAGCAAATCGACCGCCGGGCCTGAAATGGGGATATGTCTAATTGGAAGGCCAAGGCCTTTTTTGACCGGCATTAGGTACTCTCCAGAATCGCACGCGACCGCTCCGGTGGAGCAGGATGCCCTCATCGGCGATTCGAGATCGCATTATATGAGGGATTTTGGCAACACTCAATCAAAAAGGCTTGACAGCTACCAAAAATCTGCTTAGGCGCGCTGTCCTAGGCGGATTCGACGGTGGTTCAAGCAGTTAACTCAAGATCGAGTCAAGAGTTTCGTTGCCAGTAACCTTTCCACTGCCGCGAAACCGGATGCCGCAAGGCCGCATCTGCCGCCATCAGATATTGCTCACCATTGCTGATACGACGATTATTCTCGCGCCAAGCCATTTCATCCGCGTAGGCTGACAGGTAGTCGCCAGCGATACGGTGATGAATGCCGATTTCGGCGCGGCGCATCCGAGAGAAGAACGACTCCGCCTGATTGGTGCAAGCTTCGCCGTCCGAATAGCTTTCACTGTGATTAATGCGCTTCGTCAGGAAGCGCGCGTGTAGCGCGTCCCAGTGCGTGGCCTCATCCGCGTGAACGGTGCTGCCGGGTGCAACGGTCTGAGCGATCTTCACAAGCGAAGCATCTTCGCTCCTAAACACGAAAGGCAACGTGCGCCCGCCGCGCTCACGCATGATGACCACGACACGTCGCTTGCCGGTTTGGTTGACCATGCGGCGGCGGTCGCGGCGGTTGCCTTTGTAATTTGCAGGCTTCACGTAGCCACCGAAGTAAGCGCCATCAACTTCGACCTCACCCGAGGCCGTAGCACCATGGGCTTCGGACGCCATAGCTTCGCGGATTTTGTGAGCCATCACGAAAGCGGTCTTATACTGGCAATCGAGGTCACGGCTCAGTTGAAGCGCGCTATGGCCCTTTGCGCCGTTGACGAAGATAGCAATGGCCAAGAGATAGTCGCGGACCGGGAGCTTGCGACTCGCGAAGATCGTGCCGGACGTGACGCTGAATTGATGCGAGCAAGCCTTGCACTTGAACAGGCGGCGCGTGGTGTAGGTGTAGACGGCGGCGCATTTACAGCGCGGGCAGACCGGCGCTCCGTCGGTTGCGGCCCAGCGAATCAGCCGGAAAGTCTCATAGGCCTCGTCGTCAGAAAGGCGCGCGACTTTCGCTAGACTTAGCGTCCGCGCCTTTGCTGAGAGGAGGAAGTGCTGAGACATGAGGCCAACGTTTTCCGTTGACCTCATTGATAAGTAATGAAAGCGATGGCGTCAACGAAAATCTATGACCTTGACGAAAATAGTCTAGGTCCGTAGATTCCGGAAATGACCCCGGAACAGTGTCGAGCCGCCCGAGCATGGCTAAATTGGCCTCAAGACGCGCTTGCAAAAAGCGCGAACGTCGGCGTTTCAACGGTGCGGGACTTTGAGGCGGGGCGACGGGAGCCGACACGAAACAATCTAACGGCAATGAAAGCTGCACTGGAAGGCGGCGGAGTTTCATTTTTGGACGGTCCCGAGGCATTCGGCCTTACGGGGCCGATAGGAGAAAAAGAATAAGGTGGACCGGTTGGGGATTGGACCCAAGCTTTGCGGGTGGAAATCCAGCTAGCGGCACCAGCCCCGGCCCGTGTGCATCCCAGCAGCCCTAAAGGACTGCTGGGATGTGCGGTTAAGTCATCGGAACTGGATAAGCGCCTTGGAAGCGACGCCTATGGACGATGTGGTTCACCGTGCCGACGTTTAATTCCAAAAGGATAGCGGTGGCTGTCTGAGAAAGTCCTTGGACGTGAACGGCCCAAAGAACATGACAGGCTTTGGTGAAGTTACAGGAGAAGGATTTGTGCGCGCGCATGAAGCGGGGGCTCCTTACGAAAGATAAAGGGACCCCGGTCTTGAAAAATCCTGACCAGCATGCGAGTCTAAGGTTGCTAAGACGCCGCTAGGCCAGTTCCCGACCGGGGCAGTTCTGGCGGTCCTAATGAATGACTCGGACGTTGGCGCGTCCGGGTCATTCTACTTTCCGGCGTCGGACCGAGCGCCGGAAAGCAAGTTGGGTATCTTCATTGTCTGCGCTCCCTTTCAGCTGAGCAGGGCCGACAGCGGCGGCGGAGGCTTCGGTAGGGGCTCGTCCTTAAGCCACCAGCCAATCCCTTTATGTGAGGCCAGCTTTCCGCTTTGGCCTAGCACTGCGCTGAGCGTCGATTTCGGCTCTTTCGACTGAAACTTGATTCCCTTGGCGGCCAGTCTGTCAAAAAGGTCTCCGAGAGGAATCGGCTTACCCGCTTCCCGGATCATCTTCTCCGACTCCATAACTGAGGCTTTGGTCACGCTGCCGTTGTACTGAGTGCTGACGATGTCGGTTTCGGTCGCTCTTACAGCGGCAGCGCCGCCAAAGCGGGGCGCGGCGGCGGGCCTAGCATGGGTGCTCATGGTGACGCCTGTAGCGATAGCGTCCGCATCGGCAAGCTTGAGGCTGTACTTACCCAAGAGACTGTCCAAGGTCACCATGTCGCGGTCGATTTCCTCCGCCTGCTTGCGGGCGGTTTCCAGAATCTCGGCCTTCTTTTGCTCCAAAAGCTTGCGCGGGTCCATGTGCGACTCCAAGGACAGGAACTTTCTAGCCAAGTTATAGGGGCGCTCCATGGGACCGTCAAGTGAAGACCCAAGTCTTGGCGATGTTCACCGTTTTCCCCGGACTACTAAGAAAAAGTAAAGGCCCCTACACCGAGACTATTGACTTGGGACGACTCAGTGGTGCTTCCGAATGCGGCGCAGCGCCTTTTTTACAAGGTGAGTTTGCTACCTAACACCGGATCGATCCGCCGTCGCCTTATGGCCCTCGATACTCGCTCAATCATCTCGCTCAATCATCTTCTCCATCGCGCCAGTCCGGATCGAGATAGAACCTTTCAGGCCCGAACTCGACACCGATGCCGTTATGGCCTTGGACAGCAGCATCAAGGCCAGCGGCGATCTGCATTGCTGCCTCCCGGTTCCAAAACCGGAGGGTGACGCTGTAGCAATCGGTGGCTTTGCTATCGCAGAAGATGGATTTTACCATTTCAACGTGAGCCGGCTGCAATGCGCGGATCATCGCCATCATGGTCTCGATCTCGTGGGCCTTTCCGTATCGACTGGAAATCTTGACGCCGAGGAGTGTGGCGTCATTGAGCGACGTCGTAGAGACCTTTTCGGCGTTCCCGCCGTATATCTGGTCGGCCTTGGCTTTGATGACCTCCGGCTCATGCCGCGGTACGGTTGACAGATGCTTGGTCATTTGGCTCGTCCCTTCCTCGCTTTCAATTCACATAGATTTCAGACAGCGATTCCTTGTTCAGCTTGACTACCTCGGCATCTTTCAGGAAGCGATCTTCGCGCCGGTCGAACACTCCCCATCCGGGTCCGCCATTAAGAGCGCGAGGAATGTAACGCTTCGGTTTGGCGTTGTTGCTCCAAACGATGTCCAAACGAGATTTGAGCTTACGGTTCATTTGGTAGATCCATTGGCGATCTCGAGCAGCACGTCGGCATGGCAGGGACCGGGCGGGCACCAGCAGGCGAGGTTTTTGCCGCGCAGGATCGCGCAGTCGCTTTCAGAAATGCGGAGCCGGCCGGTAACCAATGCGTCTGTGAATCGCTCGATGACGGGTGTTCGGTCGAGAAACCCACCGGTCCGCCGGTCCCTGTCACCGATGCGGTATGGGTTACCCCAACGCGAGCCGCGGCCGACGTAGATCGTGTTCGGCGGCATCTTCCAGCCTTTGGTGCGGCGGCGCTGGATGCGGACAGGACCGCTCATTCTATACCTCTCTGTGAAAGGGAGAGGTGCGACCCCTCCGCGGGTTTATTGGGCTTTTGGGTGCGGCGATAGCCATCGGCTACGATCTCAAACGTCTCGGCGCCCCAATCCATCAGCATGACGTTTACCGCGTAAACGACGATCCGGACGTTATCCTTGGTGTAGTCTCCACCTGCCTTAATCCGGTCGATGGAGGGTAAGAACGGATGGCGTCGCGAAGTCGCGTCACTCTCCATGTAGAAAGGAATGTTGGTTAGGGCGCACTTAAACTGCTGATCTTCGGCTTGCCGCAAAGCCCAGTCCAAGTCGAGATCGTTGGCGACGCCTGAAAGCTTCGCTCTGGCTTTTGAGCTTTTGACGGCTCTTTTCAGGGTAGCCTCAATGTTTCTCTTATGAACATACCGAACCCTTTGGCGTTCAGTCATAAGCCCCGGTTCGCGCTCGCCTTGAGCGCGGGCAAGAGAAGTAGCCCTAGCTATGGAAACGGCAGCTAGGAATCCCTCCGAACCGTAGTCGTCAGGGAGCCGGATCCGGCGGCCGCCAGCCTTGAAATAGTACACGATCCTGCCGTGCCTAGTGGTCTCTCGACTGACGTTTTTTATGTTCATGCTTGGGCTCGATCGTTAGTCACTGCGGCGAATCCGTGAATGTTTTCAAAGTGGGAAATTGGGGCATTTGGCTGCGATTAGTCACTTTAAGCCTTTGAAACCAAACGATTTTGCGGAAACGTTAAATTAACCAGAGTGGCGGCTTATACATTGAAGGACTTGACGTTTTTGGTTCGTTAGTCACTTCGCCGGTTTCAGTTAGTCACCTAGGTTCGCTTTTCGGTCCTGCAACTTGGCGAGACCGGCCCGCGCCAGCTTCTTCTGATCCGCCGCCTTGGTATAGCGTTCGATCTCGCGGAGCGTCTTGTGACCGGAGAATGAAGCGATCTGTTTTTCGGTGGCGCCTGATTCCGCCATCCGGCGCATTGAGGCTTTGCGCAGGCCGTGAGGGACGCATCGCTTCGGCAGCCCGGCCTTGACGATCGCCCGCTTCATCAAGGATTCCACGCCGCCGACCGTCATCGGGACACCTTTGAGAGATCCGATCAGCGTCAGGCCGCGCGCGGGATAGGCGCGTAGGGCCTCGGCGAGCTCCGGCGCGATCGGGATATGCAACTCGGCGTCGGTCTTTTCCTGCACGACATGAATCGTGCCGTCGATAATGTCGCGCCGATGCATCTTCGCGACGTCGCCAATGCGTTGCGTGGTGTGAAGCAATAGAGCGTAGGCGAGCCGTTCGCGGGTGCCAAGCGGCCACCTGGATTCGAACTGGCGCAGTTCGGCCTCTGTCCATGTGTGATGCTCGCCAGTCTTGAAACTTTCCAGCCCCGCGGCTGGGTTCTGAGGGATCAAGCCGCGCTTGACTGCAAAGCCCATCAACCGCCGTAGCACCGCGCGCGTCAGGTTTCCCATGGCGGGATGCTGAAGCCCGATCCGGTTGATGATGCGCTCCACCGCCTCTCGGGTCATCAAGGCCACGGCGCGATGCCCATGCTCGCGCGCCAGTGGGTCAAGCACTTTGCGATACAGCCGTTGCGATGACTGTTTGAGGTTTTTGGTGAACAGCGCAGAACCATAGAACTCGGCCACCAAATAGCCGAATGAGCCTTCTGCTTTCGGCTTCACCGGAACCGGCTGCTCGGCCAGGTATGCCTGATAGGCGGCCATGAACTCGGTCGATCCGGGCTTTCCTGGTAGGGGTCCAAGCCGCTTGCCGCCCTTACGAAAGTAGCGGCGCACCTTACCGGTGCGATCAACGTATTCGTTGACGTAATCCAACTTGATCTTAGCCATTTTCGCCCTCATGCGTCCTCCCATGAGGCAAGAGGTTCTTTCCGGCGATCAATGGCGCCTGGTTCCGGCTCCCCGCTATCCACAATGATCGATCCGTCCGGCTTGACGGTTACGCTGCGAATGCGCAGCCCAGCCTGCTCCGCGCCGCGGATGGCTCTGGCAATCGATGCAGCCGTGAACGGTAGCGCCTTGGTCACGGGCGAGCTCCGAGCGCAAGAAGATCGCGCTCAATCTGTCGCTTCTGTGCAGCAACCTGGTCCGACAACCGCGCCAGTATGATCGCTGCGATGTCGTTTAGCTCGCCGGCACGAAACGTTGCACCATATTTGAGCCCTTCGACATCGCCCCAACCGCGGCTGTCCGGATCCTTCACGTTGAAGATGAGAGATAGTTTTGTTCCTTTGGTGCGGGCTAGCTCGATCTCCACCAACCGTTTCTTTGTGTATTCGAGTTGCTCGAACAGGACGACGATTTTCTTCGCGTCAGTCAGCGTCAGTAGTTCCATCAATCTCCCCACATCTGTTCTTCGGCCCATTCGGTCAGGCAATCGCTGCACATGGCATCGCCATCATCGTTGAAGCCAACGGAGCGTTCTTTGCAGCCCTGGCGTTCACAGGTTTGGTCGCCAGATCCAGCGCACGCTTCGCATTTACCTACCGGATAGACATCTGGATCGTTGCCGCCGTAGCGCGACGTGTAGATCGTCCCTTCGCCGGCACATTTCTGGCAATTCAACCGTGGCATTCTGGTCACGCGCGCCCACCTTCTTTTGACAGGTATGTGTTCGCGGGTAATTGACCTAAAATTGCCCCAGCTAGCGCCTGTGCAAATCCGGCGGTGCAGTTTTGGGCGATATCGATCTGCTCGCCATGATCTGCCGTAAGCTGCGAAATTTCGCCGTATAACGCGGCGGAGAATGCTGCGATGATGGCAGTGATTACATCGTTTGGATCGGTCCCTAAATTGAACTCCTGAGCCCGCCAAAGTGTCATCCCCTGGTCGGTGGCGAGACCACATCTCGCGACGACTCCCTCCACTCCCGGCTTGTCTTTGTTGCGGAGATAGCCTTGGCGCATATCGTTGATGCCGCGCATGACATCTTCAAGGTCGATAACTTCCGCCATCACGCGATCTCCGGACGAGCATCGAGGATGCTTTCCACGGATGTGAGAACAGCCGGTAAGCTCTTGGCGATGTAATCCACCATTTCGTCGGCGTGCTCTCGCTTAATGCCACCCGTCAGGCAGACGAGGAGGAGTCCGGTTAAGATGCCGGAGACCAGACACTGAATCTGCTGCTCTCGGTCCAGTTCACGAAATAGAGTTGTCTTGAGGCCCCTGATCGCGATTCCCATCACCTCGCGGCGGAATGTATCTGACATCACGCAGAACGGGTCATCGGGGTTAAATTCCTTAAGGACAAAGCTCTCCGACATCACGCGACCTCCGCTGCGAAAGCGCGCCGATAGACGCGCTCGAATGGCCCGCCGGTGCGAATGATCTGGCCGGCGCGCTCCAATTCACGCAGCACGATGCGCACATAGGCCAATGTCGATCTGCCCCCGATCGCAACAAAGATGCCGCTGGACGAAATCGGTGTGCCGTCGGCCGGTAGGGCGTCGAGCACCTTGGCTACAAACTCTGGTTTTGGCTGGATCCTCATCGAAAGCGTTCCCCGATAATGCGCCGGAGCGCGTCCATTTGATTTTCGTAAGCTGCGGCTGCCTGTTCGGCAGACTCCTTGAGCATTTCAGCCGCGATCCGCCGTAGCCGCTCGACTTCTGCACGATCTCTCGTGGCGTCGATCAGGTTGATGACGTGCATGACGTGGCGCTCGCTGGTCGAAGAGGTTGGTGTCATTTCAGCGCCACGACATTTCAAAAGGGATGTCATCGTCTAGCGTGGATCGCCGATAGCTGCCCTGCTCAGGCTGCGCTTTGCCGTGCGCGGCCGCATAGCTGTTCTCGCCGGAGGATTCGCGCGTGCGCGTCGTGCCGTAGTCGTCGGGCGGTTGCTGGCGGCCTTCGACTTTTTCCAACGACGTCAGTGCGCCATTGAAGTTGTAGACGATCTCCGTCGAATACTTTTCAACGCCGTCTTTGTCGGTCCACTTGCGCGTCTGTAACTGGCCCTCAACGTAAACCTTCATGCCCTTTTTGAGGTATTGCTCCGCAAATTTTACACCACCCTCATTGAACACCGTGACCTTGTGCCACTCGGTGCGCTCTTTACGCTCGCCGGTGCTCTTGTCGCGCCAGGTGTCCGACGTCGCGACGCGCAGGTTCGCGACCGGGCGGCCGTCCTGGGTCCGGCGGATTTCAGGGTCGGCGCCGAGATTGCCGACAATGATGCACTTGTTCACACTACCGGCCAAAGCCCGATCTCCTTTTGCCTTTGGTTTGGAATGGTCGGCCTTCTAGCTTCCGCTTCGGCCATTGTTTCTTTGCGATCGGCGCGAGTGCCTCGATCACCGCATCTTTGTCCGCGCCGGCGAGGGCGGTCTTGGCCGCCATGATCGCCTGATGCCGCTGCTCGCTATCCTTGATGTTTCTGGTTCGAGCGGCCTCTCCGGCATCGCTCCCGCGGGTCGTTACGGTCTTTTCAGCGCCGGGCTTGCGACCGAACGTCCGGAAATCGTGTTCTTCAGTGGTAATTGCTTCGATGTGCTGTGGATCGTTCTGCGGCGGGATGAAATCGCCGGCTTCGGTGTCGTAGGGTCGGGCCTCGAGCGGCGGCCGATGATCGAAGCGCAGGCATCGAGCGTCGATCGGCTCGAGCGTGAAAGGCATAGTTGCCAACGCTTCATCATCTAGCGTGCCGACCAGCCTGCGATGGAATTGATTGATGACGACCTGTAGCTTTACCGCCGTCGGGATTGCCTTGCGGTAGTCTCTGACCTTGAAGGTGCCGGGCTCGAGGATCACGCCGCCGCTCCCTTCTTGACTTCGCGGAGCATCTGCTCCGGCGAAACCCCGGTGACGGCAGCGCAGAACTCCAACACGTCTTGTTTCGATTTTTGAAACTCGCCGGCGTCCATCCGGTCTTTCTGCTGGGTCTTGGCAACCAGCATCACCGCCATCGCGCCGTCCTTATTGGCGATAAGACTTCCCTCCGTGTAATCGACGGACCGTTTGTAGGTAGCTACAAATTGGCTCGCGGCTTCGATGGACTCGAAGACCATCGCGATTTGGACGTAATGTCCCGTTCGGATCAGGGCGTGCTTACGTAACTGTTCGCGATCCGCCAGGGCACGCTCGTAGTCGTGCGGCCAGTTGTCCCAATAGCGGGATACGGCCTTGAAATAATGGTTATGTGTCTCGGGCGACCGTTCGCTGAACTCCATCAGCTTGTAACGTTTGCCGGCCTCGAACGTGCGCGCGAATAGATCACGGTGATACTCCAGCGGGCGCATGACCTCGCCGGTGCATTCAAACATAATCTGCGGTGCGCGATCGCGGCCGGACATGGTTACTCCGCGGCCTGTGCCAAGCCTTCGCGGCGCATCTTCTCCGTGAGCTCGGCAAGCTCGTCGTTGAAGATCGCCAGCGCCTCGGCCAGTTTGCGGATATACGTGTCGTCGCGCTCGACGCGGGTGATGACGGCCTCGAGGCCATCGAAGTAGGAGCAAAAATCCCACCAGTCGCGGGCGGTGACGTACATACTGCCTTGGATTTGCGCCTTGTATTCAGGCGGCAGCTTATCGCCCAGGGCGATGCGCTTCTTCTGTATGTCCTCCGTTGGACACTTGATCTCCAAGCCGCCGTCCTCGCCGGCCAGCGAGTCCGGGCTGCACCCGACGTTGCCGTTGCGGATGAAACCGACGCGCCGGACCACCATGCCGGTGGTAAAGCAGTAGACCTCGCGGGCGCGATCCTCGTGGGCGTGGCCGCGCTCGGTATGTTCGTTCGAGAACGTCGGCGTCTGCGGTTGGCCGGTGATGACCTCCCGCGCGAGACGGTTCATGTAGGCGGTCCGGGTTTTGCTGGGTGCGCCGCCCCTTCCCTTTGCCATGACGGTGGCGAACTCGCTCGCGGTCGGGATGCCCTTGCGGCACTCAAACCATTCAGGCGTGCCCTGGACGCAATTAAAAATCTCTATCGTCATCTTAGACCCCGTACCTCGATTTCAGCGCGCTAATGATGGTCGGGAGCCGGTCAACAGTGACGTCCTCGACCTTCTTGATGGTGATTGGGCCGCCCCCGTTCACGAACAGCCAGAATTGATCCTCGTCGGCACCTTTCTCCTTGGCCGCATCGAGTTTGATCGTTAGCTCGGCCGCTTGGGCCAGACTGATTTTCTGGCTTTGGCGTGTCTGTTCGGCTGACGCGCGCTGCTGCGTTCGGCCGGGGTCCGGCCTGAAATCTGCTCCGCCCTGGCCGTCGTCGTCATAGGCCGAGGCGATGCCGAGAACGGCCTTAAGCGTGTACCGTTCGAGGTATGACACTGTGGATGCGACGGCTTGCAGGTTGTTCTTGTTGCCACTGGTGTCCGGGCTGCCGGCGAGCGTCGCGCGGCGGGAGTGGCCGCTGATGTGCGACAGAATGCAGGTGACCTCGATGCGGCCGCCCTCGAGTTGCTTCGGCTCCCAGCTATAGGCGAGGCCGTGTTCAGCCAGCGGACCATCTACCGCTTCTGCGATGCCAGCCAGTGTTTCGTGCCAGTAATCGGTGTCGGCGCCCCCGTTCTTCGCTTTGAAGCTGACGTTGGCGTCCTTCACGATCTTCGGGAACTTACCCTTGGCGGAAGCAAAGGCGGCATCGAAGGCTTTAACCGCGTCCTTCTTCTCAATCCGGTCCTGCCAGTCGAGCAGCTTATCGATGATTTCCGGAGTAGCACCACGTTCGAGCGCCTGTGCGATCATTGCCATGGGGCTGACAATCATGGCCTGGTCCGGCCGACGCACCTCGATCTGACCCGGTGCCGGGTATTCCTGATGTTGTGCGAGAGCATTCATGGCTGGCCTCAATACTCGATGGACAAATGAGGGATTTCGCCCTTGGCGATCGCGGTCACGACGGCGACGGCGAGTTCTTCGGGTAGGCCGAGCGGGATCAGCTTGGCCTTGATCGCGGTGTGGATCTTGCCGCGGTGGCGCTTGTTGGCCTCGCGCTTCTCGCGCTCGCGATCGGCGGCGGCCTGTTCATCGGCGATGCGCTGGCGCTCCGCTGCCGCGGCTTCCTCGGCGGCGCGCGCGGCGCGCTCCTCGGCTTCCTGACGATGCTTTTCCGCGATGTTGGCGCGAACCTCGGCCAGATCCTTCTCGCGCTGGATGCGCAGGCGCTCGGCTTCGGCTTCCTGCTTGGCCTTGGCGGCGGCTTCCTGCTTGACCTTTTCCATGCGGTCGCGCTCGGCGCGCTCCGCCTGTTCAGCGCGGAGTTTTTCGAGCTCGGCCCGCTCAGTCTCGCGGCGCTTCGCCGCCTCGAGCATCGCGACTAAGGTTTCGATCGCCTTTTCGCGCGCAGTGTCGGCGCGTTTCTGAAATTCTTCCCAATCGCGGTTGCCGCCGATCGAGCGGACACGATCAAGCCGATCCTGGACTGCCGCCGCGCTCGGTTCGATCTCCTCGAACGTGGTCGCGGCTTCAAACTTGGCGAGTTCGGCCTGGTGCTCGTCGATGCGGGCCTGCTGCTTGGCCTCGTAGGCGTCGAGCGGTGCGCGAACCCTGTCGCGCAGCAAATCATGACGATCGCGGAATATCTTGCGCTGGGCATCGACGATCTTCGCCGCCTGCTTTAGGTCGGCAACGTAGTCCTTACCAACATCGTCGATCTTGACCTTGTTGCTCGATACCGTTCGGGCGAGGGACGCGCAGGCGGCGCGGCCTTTGGGCGTTGAAATGTCGATGTCGATCGCCAACACCTTGGCCTCAATACCGGCCATGACAGCCTCGGCACCGCCTTCGGCAAAAATCTCCGAGGCTTTCAGCGTCTCAATGGCAACGAGTTCGAGGGGTTCGGTGCTCATTGCGCACCGCCTTTCGCGTCGGTAATGGCGGCGCGAGCATCAGCCTGCTCGACCAGTTCTCGCATCAGAGATGCAGGGATATCGGAAAGGCAAAACTTTGCCTGTTCAGCCGCGGGCAACTCTGCGACGAACTTCGCGCCAAAGTGCTCGAAACAGCATCGCGGGTGCCAAAATCCCTCCTTGAAGTAATAAACGGCGTGGATCGATATCGCGGCGCGTTCGTCTGCGAGTCCTCCGCAGATCGCGCAGGTTCGAAGAAAGCGAACGTCATGCGCTTTCAACTTATCGCGGCCATCGGGTAGCCGATATAAATCGTCGCGTCGCACCGGCGTATGCCCCGCTGTGCTTCTGCTCATGAGAACAGCACCGCGTGAACCGCGATCATTCCGCAGAACAGCGTCAGCGAGACGACTGCCGCGAGCTCCTCGATAAAAATTCGGATCATTTCAGTGCTCCAGAGTTTTTCCGGTTACGGCAGCGCCGGCGGATTGCCCGCTACGCCGCGAGTCCAATCGTCGCTTTCTTCGATGTGTCGGAGTTGGTCAGACGGGCGAACGGGATCGGCCAATGGATCGGCGCCGACCTCGAACACCGTGGTTCGGGAGCCGTCCTTGTGGATGATCTCGACGTGGCACCAGCCCATCGATTTTCCCTGTGTAAACCTTGCCAAAATGGGCTTGGTATGCTGGCAGTTTATTGGTAATCAATTGGAAATGTCAATGACGAATATTGGCAAGTAATAAAAAGCTGCTAATGGCCGCGAACTGCGGCGCGATGACGCAGCGGATTTAATGTATGGCGCATGCATCTTTGCCTGTAAGACCCTTGTAAGGGTCGTTCGGTCGCAGCTAACATGAGAACATGCGGAGAACGGTCGTGGGGCGACCGCTTAAAACAGGGGCTTGGGGATGAATATTGGCTTGACGCAGGCTTTGGAAGCTTGGGACGGTGCTACCGATACCGAGAGAATCAAGGTTTTGGAGTTTTTGCGGGCTTCCCAGAAGCGCGCAGAAGCGTCAGAACTGCACGCTTCACATCATCGGGAGCCTGCTCATACAGAGCCGCATATTCATCCCGATCCGGAGTTGATCCGGTCATAGGACCTTTGCCTTCAAGCAGCCAATCCAAAGACACGCCGAAGCGGCGAGCATAACGAACGGCACTCTGGCGGCGGAATCCGTAAGAGCCGTTTTCGTGCGCGATATATGTCGGATAGGGAACGCCAAGCGCCTCCGCGGCGTCCCTGACGGACTCATATCCGGCGTGTTGCCGCGCTAATTTCAGCCGCTCATGCAGTTCCATGCAATGAACCTGCCACAATAATTTATTGAAAAGCAATTGACAGTATCTATTGGTAGCCCATAATGGGGGCATGGATGGGAAAGTCAACGTCAAACTGATTCGCACCAAACTCGGCCTCACCCAAGAGCAGCTTGGCAAGGCCATTGGTGTGGACCAAAGCACCGTCTCAAATTGGGAAAACGGCGCTTCACCGAGCGGGCCTGCCAGGAGGCTCCTCCAGAGCCTCGCCTTGACCGCGATGCTGCGCTCCGACGCGGAGACCGCAGTATGAAGCAGCCCGCGGCAGGAACGGCCATGCGTTGCCACATGGTGCGGACTCGCTTCGTGGCTGATGGTACGCCAGGACCGAAGCTGGACGCCAAGCTCGCTGATCGTATTTCGGAAGTGCGGCGACTGTTGCGGACCGATCTGTCCATTGGACAGATCGCCGCCCAGCTTGGCGTCTGCGCTCCATCCTTGCGGCGTTTCGTTAGGCGGCGTGGTCTTTGCAATATTGCGGATCGCGCGCAATTCATCCGGCGTCAAAAGACGCTCTCGAGGAGCGCATGACGACGATCATCCTTATCTGGCTCGCGCTCCAACTCCCGCTCGGGATGTTGGTTGGCAAATGTCTAAAGAGAGCTTCGGCGCAGTCCGGGAGCAACACGTCGCCCGGACTGTGCGGCAAACTGCGGTCGCAAGGTCTCGCAGCGGAGAAACGACCTTGTTTCTTTTCACGAGTATTGGGCGGGTGAGTAAATGAGTGCTACAGGCGGAGACTTTTTGCTGTCTATCGACAGGCTGAACAAACGCCTCGTCAACCACCGATCTCCCACCGAGACCGAACT